CTAGTCCAGACTCATCCGTTCGACGATCTCCTGCACGGTGACGCCAACTGTCTCGGCGTACTTCTCAATGTGCGAGGGGCTGATCTGGTTGTCGTCGCGCTCAATCTTGGAGATCGCCTGCTTGGTGATGCCGATCCGGTTAGCCGCGTCGGTCTGGCTGTAACCCTTGAGCAGCCGCTTCTCTTTGAGCCACGCTCCCAGGCTCATACCCGGCTCCCCCGAGGGCAGCACCCGCATGGACGCGGGCTGGGTAGCCGGAAAGAAATAGACGACCGGCGTTTCGGTCGCCACGCATATGGCCTGTATCTCCTGGGCGGTGAGGCTGTGCGCCCCCCGCTCACTCTGACGAATGACATCCACCGACAGACCCGTCAGGTCGGCAAAGCCGGCGAAGTCCAGCTTGCGCTTGAGCCGCAGGTTCTGCAGCAGGGTGCCCCGCAGCCGGTCGTCGGGCGAGGCTGGTTTACGGTATCGCCTGACCGTTTCCGAGCCAGTGGCTTGACTTGTATTATCAGCCGGTTCGCTGGTGGTCTTGTCGTGAGGAGGAGAGAGGTCTTCGTTCATTATTTTTTTCTATTCTGGTTGACAGCAGTTGACACAATGTAATAATTAAATGTTACATTTGAGTATCCGTTTGAGTAAGCGGCAAAGTAAACACCAATCCAGAATATATGAAAGGCATCCCCCTACCCGCCGAGGAGATTGACCGGCTCAAGGTGCGTCTGGGCAAGACCAGACGGGGTATTACTGGCGTGTCCCGGCTGGGAAAAGTCACCAGAAAAACCATCCATCGCACCTTAAATGGTGAGCCGGCGAAAGACGACACCGTTAAAAAAATATATGACGGTCTTCTCCTATTAGAGACAGTAGAAGCCAACGAGGTTTCGCTTAGACTCTCACGGCTAAAAAAAATAAGTCCGCAGTCAACTTCTGTCAACCTATAATCCTGTACTCTATGAACGCCACAAACCCGTTTCCATCCATCAACCTATCGCTTTCCATTGTCCGTGGCCCGGCCACCAGCAGCCAGACTGAGCTGGTCTTACTGGCCCTGCAGGCCTACCAGCGGGAGCTGCTATGCACCGCCGAGAAGAACCTTCACGATCCCGCCTACCACGCCGAGCTGCTGCGGGAGATGGACCACGTCGCTGACCTCATCAGCCAGGTCCACATTGAGATATTCGCTGTCATTGGTCAGCTGGCTGCCAGCCAGGGCATCCTACCCGTGTGCCATGAACAGCAATAGCCTGATCGTATTAAGCCCCCAGCAGGCGGAAGCGATGCTGGGGGCGTCGGTTGACCGCATCATTGCCGAGTACAACCAGAAGCTGATCGAAGCCCAGAGCCGGGAGCGTTGGATCACCCTGGATGAACTCGCCAGACGGATGAGTCTGTCCGAGCCGGTGGTCCGGCGGTGGCCCCTGCCCCGCTACGAAGAGGGGGCCAAGATCGTGCGTATCAAATGGGGCGACGCCCTGGATTATGTCGCCAGCAAATCCCGCATCAATAAAAAGTAATCGTCAACTTAAATCAACCCGCACAATGAAGACTACAAGAAACGATCTCGTTACACCTGTCCGTGTCAACACACAAACCTATGGCGGCCTGACCAAGCGAGAGTACTTCGCAGCCGCAGCCCTGCAGGGGCTACTAGCCAACCCGGAACACGCACACATAGAGTTCGAGGCATTTACTGCGGACGCCGTGAGACTGGCCGATAAACTTATAGATTCTCTCAATCAAAAAATTAATTAAATGGTATCTACTTTTTTTGAGGATGCGGTTGATACCGCCCTCTTCGATGCTGGTCTGCTGGATCAGATCGAAGCAAAGGCCAGACAAGTTAACCTCACTAACCTGCAGGTGACTCGCCTTGACTTCACCCGATCACCCTTCGGGTTGTTTGTCCGCTACCGTATCCACGGCACCACGTATGGCTACCCGACCGGCGTAGACGACGACGGGGATATTGAGTACGGCGAGATTGAGGTAGACCAGGAAGCCCCCATCTGCCTGCCCACTAACCTGACCGTTGACGAAGCCGCCCGGCGGGTTGCTCACCTGATCATCCACGCCCACATAGGGGCCGAGGAGAAGGACACCAACGACCGCGACATCCTGGACACCGAACGCTATCTCATGCACTTTCAGTAATGCAGATAAATATTATTCATAAAGTAGATGCAAAGGCTGGGTTCGCTATGCTGCCAGACAATAGCGTTGACTGCATCGTCACCTCGCCACCCTACTTCGGACTGCGCTCGTACTTGGATGATGACGACCCCGATAAGCACATGGAGATCGGCCTTGAAGAGTCGCCGGCCCAGTATATCGCCCGGATGGTTGATGTATTCCGGGAAGCCCGGCGCGTACTCAAGAAGACAGGGACGTGCTGGATAAACATCGGCGACTCCTATGCCAACGATGGCAAGTGGGGTGGACACACAGGAGGGAAACATGCCAAAGCTCTACATGACTCTCCCATCGGACGCAATAAACGATACACCGGACTCAAACCAAAAGACCTGATGATGATTCCACACCGGCTGGCGATAGCCCTGCAGGATGACGGGTGGTGGGTCAGACAGGATATTGTGTGGCACAAAAAGAACCCGATGCCTGAGTCGGTGACCGACCGTTGCACGAAAGCCCATGAGTACATCTTCCTGCTGTCAAAGTCAGCTAAGTATTACTTCGACCATGAAGCTATCAAAGAGCCGGCGGTGGTAGGGGCGAACGGCTCTGTGTTTCACACGGGTAAAACAGGCATCCATCAACTGGGCCGGGCCAGTGTCAAGCCCCGAGCCTCTGGCAATAAGAGTCACAAGTATGTCTCTGTCCATGAGCAATTAGATACGGAAGAACACAGAACAAAATCGGGTCTGCTTAAAATATCTGATGTTGCCTATGAAAAACGCAACAGGCGTTCGGTGTGGTCTGTATCCACGAAAGGATTTGCTGATGCTCACTTCGCTGTCTTCCCGGTAGAATTGATCAAGCCCTGTATTATGGCGGGATGTCCTGCGGGCGGTGTAGTGGTAGACCCCTTTATGGGAAGCGGCAGCACGGCGATTGCCGCCCGGCTGACCAAGCGAAATTACATTGGCTTCGATCTCAAGCAGGCCTATGTAGACATGGCCGACGCCCGGATACTGAAAACCCTGGGCCCGATTGATCACGCAATTAAACCTAGAGTATTAACCCTTTAAACATTCCTTTCCATGCGTCAACTTTTGGCAACCCTCTCTTACGGAAGCCCGTCTGCCTGGCCTGCCCCTGCCTACGCCCTGGCCACAGCCCTGTGGCAGCAGACCGAAACCCTCTACGGTGATCTGCATATGGCCGACGACCCACTCCTGACGGCTATCGTAGACTTCGCCGACACGCCCCGCTACATGGATGCGTCCATGACGGCTATCGACTGCATGAACGCCCTGATCCACCTGACCCATCCCGATGGCATCTGCTGTCTGCTGCTGATGGGTGACGCCGGCAAGGTCAACACCTGCGATCAGTTGGGCTTCACGATCCACTTCATTGATTGTCAGCAGAAAGCGTACCGAGTCTGGATGGAGCGCACCCGCCGGCTGTGCGCCATGATTCAGGTGGCCCAACATAACTACACGGCAGCGGTATCCAACTGGCTGGATCAGGATGATGCGCCCCTGCACGGTGACCTGCTGCGCTGTAGTCTGCAGATGCAGCGGCTGCTTAGTCTGGGTAGCCGGTGGCTGGACGACGAGCAGATCGACGCCGACTACTACGTGGCGTACCTGCAGCGGCTGACCCAGCAGTACGGGGAGCCCAGAAGTATCGGCGATCTTATTGAGATGTAGTCAACCTATATCAACTACTATGAAAACGATACAGGTAAGTGATGAGTTGTTCGACACGCTCAAAGAGATCGCCCAGGCGGTCGCCACGCAGAGCAACAGGGGCACAGCCACGCCCTATCTGTTCCAGATACAGACCGACGAAAAGGTTTGGGTGCCCAACCTGAACGGCGACCATCAGGTGATCGTAAGCCTTGATGATCATACGGAAGTTGGCCCTTTCGACCATAAGACAGTGGCTAAGCTGGCCAAAGAGAATGGCGTCAAGCGGCCCGACTGGTATAAAGACTTGAGAACTGGATGGTCGGTGTACGAATCCGACAGTGAAGAGTGGCTGGAAAAGGTGGGTTGTCTGCGGGATTCGTATTCAATCAAGCACAAGTATCAGAACGCCTTCTTCACTGAGGCTGGGTGTAAAGCCCACATCAAAGCCAACCACTACCACTACGACAACCCCCGCGATTACCTCAACCACGCCTTCCGCAACCCAGAGATGGCCGCCGTCTTCGCGTTGCTGGCCGCTATCAACGAGCAAGTTTCTCAACCACAAACCCCCTGATCATGGAAGCACAAACCATAGCCCCGACCGAAACCCTGCATACCCAAGATAGACAGCACAGAAACGAACGGTCGCTGGCAAACTATTCGAGTTTCCTGGCCGACATTAAATCACAGCTCGCCAAAGGTGAGTGGGTATCCCTGCCGATAGATGTGGTTCACGAAATCTATGGCGTCTCGAAGTCAACCCTTCGGGTGATGGCCGAACGCAAGTGGATCATCCGGCGAAAGATAAAGGGCGGCACATTCCTGTACATGCGAACCAGAGAGCTTGACCGGCTGACCCCGCAGGTTCTCCGGTTGGTAGTCAACAATCACCTGCTGGCTATTAATGAGCGTCATGTAATTAAAAAGAATCTGACCCTGCCGGCAGATGCTGCCGAGACACCGCCTGTCGAGCCCGTTGCTGAGTCGCCACAAGCCCAGCCGGATACGCCTATAGAGGAGCCAGCCGAAAAGCCTGCGCTGGAAGCCTACTTCGTCATGGTGCTGCCCGTCAACCGGGTTATCAATCAGGTGTTCCGGGAGTACGACAAGGCTGTATCCTGGATAGAGAAGAAAGGTTCTGTCAACACAGACTACGCGATCTGCCAGATGAAAGAGTTCGTATCAACAACCCTAACGTTAAACCGAAAGCCAATCCAGTAATGAAAGAACTAAATGTATTGTCAGCACCGATCACGTCAACAGAAATTGAATGGCGGGTGCAGAGCCAGACCAAAGATGCCCAGAAGATTATCGTCGTCCCTTACATCACGAACCGATGTGTGATGCAACGCTTCGATGATCAGTTCGGATGGGAACGCTGGCACAATGAAATCAAAGAGGTAGACGGGGGCTTCCTGTGTACCATCAGCGTCGTGCTGGATGGTGGCGAGATCGTCCGCAAGACGGATGGTGCCAGCCGCACCGGGATCGAGCCCATCAAGGGTGGTATCAGCGATGCCATGAAGCGATGCGCCGTGCAGTTCGGGCTGGGTCGTGGCCTCTATGACTTTCCGAAAGTATTCATAGAAACCAAAGACAAATACATTCCAAACTGGGCCATGCCGCTGCTGGACAAGATGGTTGATAAGATCAATGCCGGCGGCACCGTGCGCGAAGTAGTCGTACTCAAAGAAGAACACGCCAAACAACAACCAAAATGAAAAAGGGAGACATCGTATTTGTATCGGGCATTGTCAAGGACGGACTCAAGGCCATCCCCATTGACAACGTCGGCCCCAAGTATATCACGCTGACCATCGGCAGTCGGCTGGTCAAGTTTTACATCGACACACTGTATCAGGTCACCAAGTACTCGGCCACGTACCGCATCTACACCACGGAGCAGGCCTACTACGATGAGGCAGAGAGAAACACATTGACCTCGGCCATTGCAAACAAAGCCACTCAACGGGGCCGGACCAATCAGTTGCCATTAGAATCCCTGCGTACCATCAACAGCATCTTAGACAGCGTCACCCCATGAGCACCGTCAAATTGAATCTCTTCGCCGACTGGGCGCACTATCTGAATCAGGTAGACAACCGGCAGGCCCACCCGTGGGAACCCCGCACCTTTTCGTATCCCGACCCCTTCGGACCCCAGCAACTCAGAGACTTGGGTAAGCTGCTGCTCAATGGCTGGTCAGCCGAGTACGCCCTGCGCATCACGCCCGTTGTCAACGACGATCAGTACCTGAAATCGTCCCTGCACTGGACGTTCCCCCAGGCCTACTACGCTGTGCTGTTTACGTCCCGAGCCCTCTTGATGGTGCGGGGCTACTACGTCAGCAGTGAGGGGTTGATCGCAAAACGTATAGCCTCGTTCGTTCAGCGCAGCTACTACCCCGTCTCGCTGGGTGTGTATGTGGGTGGCTTTCCATCCAACTACCCGGCCCACAGCTTCCGGACCAGCCGGCTGCAGCGGGCCGAAAAGCAGGACGAAGTGGTCGAACTCTACCGCCAGTGCAGAGGGGTGCAGTTTAAACGGCGGGTCAGCGACATCCAGAGTAACCCAAAGATTGCGCTGCGCAACCAGCTGTCAGGTACATTGTTCAATCTCAACACCATGCCCGATGCAGAGAAGAAGCAGGTGAGCAAGGGGCTGAACCACACCACCTTCTTCGACGTGCTGGCCCGCCTGCGCATCTCATCGACGGAGCGCAGCCTGGAAGAATGGGTCCATAACGAGGGGCTGGACATCAAAGCCTTTCATGCCGACCTGGTTTCCATCGTGGAGAAGATCAACCGGGTTCACGAAGCCTACGTGCTGGCCGCTGTAGGGCATGAGAACTACGAGCGTATCGTCAGCGACCTGCCCAGCTACCTGCGCGACAGCTTCGTCCGGGACAGAACAATAAGCACCTGTCAAACTATCTATGAACGCGAATCTATTTGAATCCCAACTTCGGGTGATCCTGCTGGGTCCAGTGTTGACTTGGTCTAGCGAGGGTGACGAGCCGGTGAGTCTGGTTCGCACCAACATACTGCACACCGCCCTTTGGAAAGCCGAGCGCGATGATGATGGTAGCCTGATTACGGCAGGGCAGGAGCTGCTGATGCAAATGCTATGGAACTCCAACAACGACAAATGGAGAAGCCGTCAGTTCTTCCGAGTCAACAACCTGTTCGCGCAGCATAATCCAAAAGACCACCGCGTATTCATACGCCCCACCCGTCAGTCGGGGGTATCTACCATCTACGTGCTGGCCCGATTCGGCTGGGAGTGGGTGGGTATCAAAGCCAACATAATCCAGACATAGCCATGACGACAGCACGATTAGCGTACACCAGCACCCAGAAGGCGCGTAAGGAATACCCTTGCAACGCCTGCGAGTGGGTTTCTTTATGCCCACCAGAGGCGTTTGAGTTTGTTTCGTTCGCCGACCGGCGACTACTGGTAAAGTTTCTGCGCCATAATAAGGGCAGGATACTGCCAGGGGATATGTACCAGCGGCAAACTCATTCGGTGGACGGCGAACTCTTTACCATCTGTGTCCATCCGGATGTAGACAGAATTGCCAAAGAGCATGAGATGTATCCAGTAGACAGAGGATAAGTTTAAACCAGCACACCCATGACCGCCGATGAACTCAGCGAACTCGCCCCAGGCACCAGCCTCTACATTCCGGGGGCGACCGACGTAACGCACTGGATACTCGACCGACGGGTATTGGGCCGTGACTACTACACGGTCCTGTTCCCCGACGGTGACGACGGTAAGCCCATCACCAAGAAGCCGCACTACCTGCACCTGATTGATCTGCTGGAAGCGCAGACGGAAGAGGTGGTAGCCTGGCAGATGGTGCGGGATGAGGTGATCAAGAATTTGGAGACGATCAATAAACGAATCGAACTACTAACCAACCAAGCCAATGAATAGCACAATGAAAACTATACGGCGGATCGGCATTGTCCTGGCCGCCCTGCTGGTGTCTATCCCGATACCGTACCTGTTCTTTTCCTTTATCCAGTGGAACCCAGATGTATCCACATGGCACAGGGTCACGCGATTCTTTTTTCTGATCTTCGTCTTTATAGACCTGGTCATTACGGTATCCGTTTACATAGCAATCAAAGAGCGTAAATTTTAACCAACCAATAATATGTACCAGAATATGATGACAGTCAACACAGGCTCAGTAAAAGCGTATTCGGATGAGCCATCCCCAAAGCAATCACCATCCACGCCATCAGTATCCCCGGAGGATGTGTGCAAACTCGGCTTTGTTTACCTGTTTGAGTCGGTCAATCCCGAGGATGTAAAGCGAATCATGCTTACCGAACAGGGCATGGCCCAGTATCCACACGCCCTGGCCCGAGAAACCTCAAAGAACCTCGCCGTCGTTGTCTTTGGTGTAGCCAAGATCGTATTCAAAAGCATACTCACAGGGAATAGGGATGCTACATTTGGCGGCTTACAAATGGTAACCTGCGAGGAGGTAGCTGGCGTGGTGGGGATGTTTCATGGCGATGTGTATCAGGAACTACACAGCCTCACGGACATGGGGGTTCTCCACCAGATTTCGGTTCATTCTGAGCGCGAGCAAGTAGGGGTGGAGCTGTTCTTCTTCCCGCACCAGCACGCCATATTCCCTGACGAGAAGTGGTTCGCCCAGCTTAAAGCCGAAGCAAGGGTTGAGGGTAAGCCGTATTAAATAGTAAACTTTTGTCAACTAGTTTGGAACTATCTTTTCGGGCCGGTTTGTTGAGTGGGTAAGGGTTATTACAAGTTGACGCTCAAGAGGAATGTATTCTATGGTAAAGCCCACTGTCCCTGATGGTGGGCTTACTTAACGTCCTCGTCAACTTTTATCAACGTAACAGTTGCCCCCGCATCGACTGGCACTCGATGGTACATAGACAGCAGGACATTAAGAGGTAACCCCTCCAATGGTATGTAGACGGTCGCTGTCCCGTCTTGCGTCGCCAACGCAACATACCATTGGAGGGGTTACCTCTTTTATTTATCAACACGATGAAGTCCACAGCACCACAACCAGCAGGCCAGTCATCTACTGGCCCGGTTCGCACAATGAACAGCTTGGAAATAGCCGAGCTAACCGGAAAGATTCACAAGAACGTTATCCGAGACATTAGAACCATGCTGCGTCAGCTAAAGGCAGCAGCAGCGGACGGCTCAACTTTGAGCTTTCATTGTGAATCAGGGTTTTATGTTAGCGAACAGGGAAAGCAACTACCCTTGTATTGGCTGGACAAGAACACGACAATAACCCTTCTGTCGGGTTACGACGTAGTGGCCCGGCACAAGATCATCCAGCGTTGGCAACAACTCGAAGAGGAGCGAAGCCAGGTATCAGAAAGCCCAGAGGTAAAGCAGCTGTTGGTCTTTACCCAGCGACCCAAGCAGATCGCCAACAGCAAAGAAGTGAACAGCTACAACTTCTCGCAGGGTGGAAAGGATCAGGCTATCGCCTACAACCGGGCCAACTGTTTCCACCACACCGGCAAGACCCCGCACGAAATACTCCACTGGGCCAAAACAAAAGGCGTACCGTCCAAGCACCGCACCTCGGCCAAAGAAGTCATCCGTACATTCAAGCCAGCTGTGGCCTCCTCAATGGCTCTCGCCGACGACTTCTGTAAGACTGGCCGGATCGGCATTGACGAGGCCTCAATCATCTGTAAGACCCACGCTCTGCCACTGTTTCAGAAGATGCAGGAGCTGGGCATCACCGAGGCTCCAAAGCCAGTACCACAACTTAAACAAGCACGATGATGGCTACCGCTGAGAAATCAAAAAATCCCCTGCAACTTTTTATTGACCCGAGCCAGTTAAAGGAACTCTCGCTGGTTGAGTTGAAAATACTGGAAGAGTATGTTGACGGTCAACTGGATCGGTACTATCAGAAAAGTAAGCAACAAGAAATCATGCCGAACGCGGCCAGCCACGCCCTTGATGTCATGGACTTATTCGAGGTGGCTTCCGAAGTGATCGGCGATGCGTATCAGGAAAAGATTCGCACGTATGTCAGTGTCAAGATGCCGGACGGAAGAGATGCCGTCGAGACATACATACCCGAAGAGGGAGAAGAGACACCTTTTTAATCAGCCAACTCCATGAATGACTACCAAAGGTTCTTCCAGATTCTCAAAGAGAATGAAGCGATCATAAGAGAAGAAGAGAAGCTATCAGCCGAAGAACGTTTCCATTCTTTCGACATTCACAAAAAGGTCTGCTCTTCATTTCATCTGTGCTTTAGGTCGGGCGATATGATCTACAGTCATGGCCCTTATGAACTCTTTAGACTGGACACCGAAGACATCCAGTATCTGGTCAACAAGTACCAGTCCAAACTGGTCGAAGAGTTCCTCGGGGAGATGGACAGGATCAAAGAGAAGTACGGGTCGGTAGGCGTTACCGATGTGTCTGCCCCGCCACCCCTGATCGTATCGCCACCACCGCCCCCCATCCCCAGACAACCCGATTCACCCACCGAAGCCCCACTACAACGATGGCTACGTCAACTAAAGTCAACCTTCCGGATAAGCTGAGCCGGTTCGTCATTGCCAACGCTGGAAGACCGGATGCCACCTCGCTGCACATGGCGACGTACTCGGCCCTGTTGTACTTCGTCATCCGCGAGGTGGGCTCCACCTTTGATGTGGACAGCATGGAGCTACGAGTTGTCGCTGGCTTGCGATCTGCCGACGAGATGACCCTTACCCTGGACTACCTGACGAAAGCGTCTCACATCGCCTACAGCAAGCTGCCTCACAACAAGCTGCGCATCACCATCCTTTAATTAGTTAACGCCATGAACAAGGGCTTATTCATTCCACAGGAGATTTTAACCAACGATGCACTGAGTATGACTGAGCGCGTTGTCCTCTCGCAGATTGCGTACCGGGCCGCTGGTAATGGCGGGGTATGTTGTGACACAAATGCGATGCTGGCCCAGCAAACCGGCGTCGTACACAGTAGCTCCATTAGTCGAATCATTAACGACCTCAAAGAGTACGGCCTGATCAGTATTAACCAGCCCGATAACGCCCGCCACATTGAGGTGGAGCCGTCCATAGCAGTTCTGTTTTATGCGGACGATCAGCAACCCGAACCCCTGCAGATGTCTGTCGCAGCCTCGCCGGCAAATGCCGTTTCTACCATGACGGGAAGTGGACTACCCTTAACAAATAGATTACCCCCCCCTAAACAATTTGTTAAGGGGGGTAATAACAAAATGTTAAGGGTAAACCCTAATCTAAATGTTAAGGGGGGTAATCTAAATGTTATGGAACCCTTAACAAATTGTTTACCCGCATATATAAGGAATATAAAAAGTATAAAAAGAAAAAAAAGAGTAGTAGTACAAGAGGTAGATAATAAGATGGAGACATACCCGCAGGTTAGTCCGTCTGCTGCTGCTGCTGCTGCTCTTGTCAACCCAAGTCAATCTCACTATCAACCCGGCGACGTGCCGGCGTTTGTTAGTCAGCACCGGGAAGCCATAGCAACCGATCCGTTTGCGGTAGCCGAAGGGGAGTGGTGCCGGATCAGCGGACTCCCCTGTACCAGAGAGCAGCTTTACAAACTACTGGCAATCCTGTTTCGGGGCGAGAAAGCCGACCTGTTTTTCAAAAAGTTTAAAGCCCCATTCACCGACTTTGTGGACTGCTTCGTCAACGAACGCGCGATCAACAACACCTTCAAAGACCGATCACAGGTCTTTCGATTCTTCAACCTCTACGCGACCGACAAGCAGGTTGAGCTGGTAAAAGCCAGCCAGCCCAGCTATTCGCACCGCATCGACTTTGGCAGCTATGAATACAAGTGAGCCCCAGCCAACCCCCGATCTCTCCGAGACGCACCTGATGATGCTCCACACCAGACGGGTAACCTACTCCGATCTGCAGCAGTGGCAGGAAGTATGCAACCGACGGGAAGAAGCGGGCCTCTATAACTTCCCGCCACCGCCCTGGGCGTACCAACCCTACGGGCTACTCAAGCCAACACCGGACATGCACTTTGACTACGCTACCGTCCGCGCTACCATCACCGACGAAGATATGCAGGAGCAACTGCTGCTGCTCCACTACAGTAGCTACTAACCTATGACCAACTACCTGATCGACAAAATTCCACCCCAGGATAGCGACAGCGAACTATCCCTGCTGGGTAGTCTGCTGGATAAGCCGGCCCGGCTCTTCGATGTACGGGCCATACTGGATGAGGGAGCCGTCTTCTACAAGGAAGACCATCAGCATCTCTACCGCATCCTGCTGGCTATCGCTGATGAGGGCAAGACCATACGGCCCATCACCATCATCCAGCATCTGAGATCATCCGGCACTGACGCGCTGCTGCACCGGCTGCCACCCCTCGACCAGCTGGCCAACCGGGCAATTGGTCTGGCCCACATGGAAACGGCCATCCATCTGCGTGAGCTATACGTCAAGCGCATCGCCATCTCCCAGGCGGCCGAGCTAATCCGGGACGCCTACAACAACGAGTCATTTGATGCTATCATCCAGAAGGCCAAAGACCTGACCACGGCGGTAACCAGCGGCACAGCATCCCGCCACGTCAGGGGGATGAGCAAAGTGATCGACAGCACCCTGGCTCACATCGAAGCCGCTGCCAATAGCCCTACCGGATTGTCCGGCGTAAGCTCCGGATCGGATAAGCTCAACCGGATTACAGGGGGGTGGCAGAGTAGCGACTCGGTGGGGTTTGCCGGTCGGCCCGGCGCAGGCAAGACACTGGTGCTGCTCAACCTGGCCAAAGAAGCCGCCATTGCAGGGACACCGACAAGTTTCTTCTCGCTGGAAATTTCCGCCGAGCAGTGTACCAACCGGCTCATCTCGTCTATCTGCGGGATTCCATACGGTGCGCTCATCAAAGGGCGACACAAAGATCATTCGTTCTCCGCCGAAGACTGGAAAGCGATACGAGAAGCCGGTGACTACCTGCGGACGCTGCCCATCTACTTCGATGAGAGTGGCAGCACGGACATCAACGACATCATCTACTCGGCTTACGATATGCAGCAGCAGTTTGGGTGCGGCCTTACGGTACTCGACTACCTGCAAAAAGCCGGCGACCGAAAGGTGAAGGGCAGCAAAGCCTACGAGGTTGTCTCTTCTGTCAGCGGAAAAATTAAAGACGCTAACCTCAAGATGAAGTCTCCGTGGCTCTGGGGGTCGCAGCTATCCAGAGGTATTGAAAGCCGCGACAACAAACGACCACAGCTTGAAGACCTTCGGGAGTCGGGCAAGATTGAAGAGGATGCTACCATCATCGTTGGGCTATACCGGGACGACTACTACAAACTGCGCCGGGCAACCGAAGATGTCAAGAAAGGGGCCATGTTCGTGCCACCCATCTTCGACTACGAGTTCGAGATGGACTTTCTCAAATACCGAAATGGTGAGCCTGGCGTAGCCAAACTATGGTGCGATGTAAGGACTGGTCAGTTCGCCGACGAGCCACCCCTGATCCCCGTCAAGCCCGAAGAGCGCGAACTAAACCCGGCCGCCCACCGGCCTAAGTGGGTGCAGCAGTACCCGGCGAATGGCGCATTGTCTTTCCCCGATATAGCCCGTCAGTTAGCCCCTGAAAACGATACCCCATTTTAAACCAACCAACCCCTATGGATTACATCAAACAACTCACCGAGTTACAGCAGCAGATCGGCTATAAGCCGGGCAACAACGAACCCGTCGCCTTCCTGGGTTTACTGGGCGAGGTCGGCGAGGTGGCCGCCGAAGCGGACGTATCAGCCAGAAATGAATTGATCAGCGAGGTAGAGGGGCTATCCATGCTCGAACGGGAGATATACCAAAAGAAGCACATGCTCAGATTCTATGCCGCCGAAGTTGACGCCCTCAAGAAACAGGTTAGAAAGGATCGTGCGTATAGCAACGGACTGGTCGTTGAGATAGCCAACGAAGAGGATTTTAAACTTGAGCTGGCCGATGTGTTCTACTACCTCAACGCCATCGCGTCCTGCATGGGCATGACCCTGAACGATCTGGCCAAACTCTCCTACGAGAAGGTGATGGCCAAGCGGGCGACCATCGGCCCCGAGATACTGTCCAACCCCGAAAGCAACTAGCCCATGCCGATCGCAATCCAGACACAGTGCCTGACCATCAACTCCGAGAAGCTGCGCTCCGCGCTGGTGCCATTCTCCAAGATCATCAAAGACAACCCGGCCATCCCCGTCCACGCATCCGTGCTCATCCAGGTGGATGGCTTTGCCGACACCTACATCCAGATCGTCGGGGCCAGCGACATCATGCGCCGGGTCGTGCAGCTACCCATTGACGAGACAGACTCTCAGGACGCCTTCGCCTGCTGCATCGAATACCACCCGCTGGTGCGTGTGCTGGCGTCGATGACCAGCCAGCCCATCACCATCGACTACGACGGCACCTCGGCCAAACTAACCAGTCTCCACGGCACCGTAACCCTGCCGGCCTATCCCGCCCGTGACTTCACCAATCCCAATACGGTGGATCGGGAGTCGCTGACCTTCACCGTGCCGGCGGACATGACCTATGCGCTGGGCGAAGCCATCAAACGCGCCAAAGCCTACACCATCAACGATGCCCTGCGGCCCGAGTTCTCCGGTGTCTGGCTCTCGCCCGACCCCGAGAGTGGCGGCTGCCGCGTGGATGCGGTCAACACGGAGATTTGCTACTACGAATACGTGGACAGCATCGAAGTGCCTGGCACGTTCCTGATACCGGGCTACGCCCTGCCCGCCTTGATGCCCCTGCTCAAGTGGGAGATGGAAGTCGTTATTCAGGTGGGTAAGTGGATTCACTTCGAGGCCGGTGGCGAGACGATCTCCGTTCGTCAGATGGAACATTCTCCCTACAACCCAACGCAGATATGGGATTATTTCTACGCCAACCAGGAGAACGACATCACGATGGTCGGCAGTAAAGACCTGCTGGAAAATATGCTGCTGCGGATCAAGACGCTGCCGGCGGATCACCACGACGGCGACCACATCGTCGCCTGGGAGAACCAGAAGGACATGACCTATCACTACTCCGACTACCACGCCGAAGAGATCATGCCCGTCACCTACGAGGGGCCGCTCAACAGCCGGCCCAAAGGGTTCCGGGCCAGTCGTCTGCTGGCTGCTCTGTCCGCCTTCGAGGGCGAGGTGCAGCTACAGACCCAGAGCGATGCGCCCGGCCGCGCTGTGTTCATCACCTTTTCCAAACCAAAAACCAAGACGATGGCGATGATCATGCCTATCGTATTAACCGGACGATGACCATGCACAAGCAAATTAACCTCCTTGAAATCGTTGTGGGATTCCTGCAAATAAACCCGCTGATTATTTCCTTTTCCCGGTATCACCTACAAGTTGTGCTACTACAGATAGACAACACTGTACCGAACGATCAGGGGCTTCCCGAAGAAACCAGATGGCAGATACTCCATATGCATTGGTATCTTAACCGATCGTCATGGCAGTCGGTGATTGCCGACTTCTACGTGATGGGCCGCTACTTTAGCTGGCGAAAAAACAAAGCAAACGGTGACGATTTGCCCTTTTGAAACGAGTATATTTGATACTGAGTCAACCTTTGTAAACCAGATAACCAACCAACACAATGCCGATTATAACCAACATCAATCCCGAGCATCGAACCATCTGTCAGATCGCCAGCTTCGGGTCGAACGACATTCTCATCGGACGATCCGGATCAAAGTCGCAGGGGTTCTATGACAGCATCAACCTCATGCAGGCCACTGAGGAAGAGATGAAGCAGGTCAACGAAGCCGGACTGCTGGATGTAACAACTCCGCAGCTTAATGACATGATGGATCAACGAGATATGATTCACATTCGCTTTGAGACGAAAGAGTCGTTGGCTAAAGTGATTCGACAACTCACCGAGATACACGACGATATGCCCGATGGGTATGTATCCAAATACAGAACGTTCACCATGACGCTTGAGCAGCCATCTGGCTCATCGGATAAAGAGTAGCAATCAATCGAACCAGTTACCATTTAACCAATCAACACAATGCCAGCGAATCAGTTAGAACTCCCCATCAAGGGCGAAGCCCAGGTCCGCCCCGTTAATTTCCAGCAGCCGCGTATGGTTAATCCGCGCATCTCCTGCCGGCTCACCGGCTCCATCTGCGACCGCGACATCGAAGCGTCCATCTCCGCGCTGTTTGACAAGTACGGCTACAACCTCGCCAACGTTTTAAACACCCTGCTCTAATGGCCCTGAAAACGTATAGTCTTCGCCCGTACATCATCTCGTCCGGTGACAATGCCAACACCTTCGATGTAGATGCAACGCGAAAGAAAGTGCTTGGCGAATTGATAGAGATTGAGTCCAATGACTTTCTCAACAACCCCGTGGCGGACGACGTTGACGAGGAGAATCACTGGTATATGGATACTTTATCAGAACGGGTGTTGACCGCCATAGATACGTGGAAGCCAACCTCAACCGCCGAACAGGTACTGGCTGCCTTTTATCTTGGCGCAACGCTCGAAAGAGTTACTTCCATACTCAAAGCCTTTATCGCTGAACAGCAGTCAACTTAAATCAACGCACACACCATGACCGGGTTTGTTTATCTCTTCTGCTCCTCATCGGCGGGGCTGTTCGTACTCTTCTTCCTGCTGGGTGTCGCCTACGCCCTGATGGCCGCCCTGTTCTGGATGGCTTACGACGACTGTAAGTTGCCTCGTCAGACTGCGTCGGCCCTGTTCTGGCCCGCGCTGGTACTCTCCGACTTCGTCACCCTGATCATCAGGCCACGTAACCATGAGCGAGGATAGAGAAACCTACACACCCCAGCAGTATCAGGATTACCTGCGCCAGCAAACCACTGGCGCAGGTAAGAAAACCAAGTACGGCAATACGCACATCAAACGCGAGGGGCACACCTACGACAGTATATCCGAGCACCGCTACAAGGGTAAACTGGACATGCAGGTTCTGGCCGGTGAGATCGCCAGCTATGATACGCACGTCGTTATGCCCTTGATCGCCGAAGGTGGGGGGCTCGTAGGCTACTACGAGCTAGACTACCTGGTGTACTTTCACGATGGACATCAGGAATGGCACGATGTCAAGACGCCAGTGGGTGCCAAGAACCTTCTGTTCCAGTGGAAAGCCCGTCACGCCAAAGCGCAGTACGGTGTCACTATCGTCCTGATCGACAGCAAAACCATGCAACCCATGCAGCCCACTAAAAAGACACGCAAAAAGAAATGACCAGCAAGCAACGCGCCGTCCATGCCTACCGGCAGATGACCGGCTTCAAATCCCCCGAGACGTTCGGCGGTCAGCCCAGAGACTACATCATCCGCTGTATTCAACACGCCATCGACAGCCACGTAGCCGACCGGCAGGTTAACGCTTCGACCTACATTCATCCGTCAACCGGCCGACCCGCTTAACGATACCCCCGCCAGATTAGCAGCAGCAGCCCCGTTGCCAATGCCGTGCCTGTCACCCACACATGCCAGGTGTAGAGGAAATTGTATGCCGTGGTCGGGCTCAGGTTGTAGGCGATAGCATGGGTGATCGGGAAGAGGATCAGCAGCGTGGCCGCCGACAGGATGATGCGGTAGGGCAGGGACAGATTCATGGCCGGAAGGGTTTCGGCCGCAAAGAAAGTAACCAGTTTAATCAATCGCCAACATGCCATACCAGCGAGGACCACCCCATCCGCACGTATCAACTTTTGTCAAGTGTCTATTTCAAATCAAACCAAACAATCAAACAACCAAATCGTGAAACAACTCATTCTTATTCTCGCTCTCCTGTTTGCTTTCTCCTGCGAAAAAGCCAACGAACCCAAGTCTAAGCCCGATTACAAGCGACCTAAAACTAAGTCGGAACTGTTGCAGGCCGTCGCCGATGGTCGCGCCGTGAAGGTTGACCTTAGTGCCAAGACAACTACCAACAAGTCGGCCCGTCCCGCCCAGGAACTCCCTGCCGAAATCGTTGGCAGCTGGCGGTTTGTTGATTGGTATGCTACCGAGGAATATATCTACACCCCCGGATACGCCAAAAACAAGGCCCAGTATAAGTCGATGTTTCCGTTAAGCTGCATGTTCGACTTTGTCTATTTGAGCATCCAGCCGCCCGTAGACGGCCGGTACTACATTTCGCACATGACGTTGTGCTCTGAGCCGGGGAGCTATATTGACCCGGTGTGTGGCGACTCCGGACTTCGGCGCATGGTACTGCCCAGTCAGCAAAGCCCCATCAGCCATATCTATAACACCATCCCCGGCTCTCCGAACCTCACCTACCGGACCAACAACAACCATGATCCGGCCTGTGGGTTGTACGGTATTACGGTCTATATTTTTTATGGCCCCAACAATCAGCCGACAATGTACTGGGTACACGAAAACGGGCCAACGAACAGCATCATGGTTGCCTACTTTGAACCAGGCACACCGCCGGGCGGTTGGTATTAATCGTCAACTGTAATCAACCTGCGACGGGCCGGTCATCTTTTTTGCCGGCCCGTCGTTTTAACCACCCATCCCATGCACCTTGAATTTAACGGACTCGAAGGCTTCATGCTCTTCATCGTTCTATGCACCATAGCCGGGGTTGTCTGTCTGGCTATACTCTACGCGGGCCTGTCGGCCATAGCCCGGCTTCTGCTGTGGTCACTTGACGGGCCAGTCACCCGTATCATCTCATACGCCGGCCTGTATCACACACTGGTTCGCTATGCCAGACTGCGCATCAGACACCGGCACCGGGCTAGAAACAAGAACCACTACAAAGACTATGGCAATCGGTAAAGCCCTGCGACAGAAGGTGTATCAAAAGTGTGGCGGACGGTGTGGGTACTGCGGAGAGTCCATTAAGGAAAACGGGTTTCAGGTGGATCACATTATCTCCCAGCGAAACTTCCTGACCCATATCGTCAACAAGTGGCAGGTGCCAGACTACTTACTACACCTGACTACGGACGATGTTAACCACATTGACAACCTGATGCCCGCCTGTAGGGTCTGCAACAACTGGAAGAGTACCAACCCTATTGAGTTCTTTCGATCTGAAATCCAAGATCAGATCAAGCGGGTTAACAGCTATAGCTCAAACTACAGGATGGCAAAGCGGTACGGCCTTGTCGAAGAAACACCAAAGCCTATCGTCTTTTATTTTGAAACAATCACAGTAAACCAACCAACCAATGACTAAACTAACCAACTGGCGCGAAGTGCGCGACCTGCTGAATACCATCACCGACGACAACATACTTGACAGCCCCATCCACTGGGAGAAGGGAGAGTCGGGCGGAAATACCGTTGTGTCAGTAACAAAGGCAGACTGGTATCTGGACGAAGAAGGCTATCAGGAAGCCGAAGGGTGGGATGAAGAGATTAGTGGGCCACTTCCGGAGAAGCCGGCCATCTATGCGGGCACCCCGTTCATTGACCTTGAGACTTCATCGTTCCCCGGCGTTCCTTCTAAAGACGAACAAACCAACGCCGACCGGGCGAGAAACGGATGATATGAGACGAACAGAACTAGTGCCGTACCGGGTAACCTATTGCGACTACTGCGGTAAGGAAATAACAGACGGTTCGCACACTATAGTAACCACGCTGGCGGGGGATGAATTGCATCTTCACGATGCATACGTAGAAGACGAAAACGAAAACCCGCTCCCTAATTGCGCGAAAAAGGCATTGGCTGAACGATATAAATTTCCTTCGCCTACCTACGAATTTAGCGGGCGTCCACTGGCACCACCTCCGGCTGCGGATTAGCCATCTCTTCCTGGGCCGTCAGGCGCATGGCGTCGCGCTTGACGGCTACCTGGTTGCCCACGTCGAACTTGTCGGCGTCGTGCTGCAGCTTGCCTTCCTGACGCATTGCCTCGAACTCCTGTTTGAGCTTTTCCACTTCCAGCTTCCACTGCCCGGTGATGTTGGCCACCTCTATCGGAGCCTGCGCCCTGGCCTTTGCCGCTTCGGCCATCGCCTGCTGGTTCTCCGCCTGCATCTGCTTGATCTGCCCTTCCATCCGCTCGTAAGCCGATAGCCCGTCTCTGACGATGCTGAGTACCTTGTAGGGGTTATCCGCGTAGTACATGGAGATGATCTCTCTCAGGCCGACCTGACCGCTCGACATGCCCTGCTGGGCGACGTTCATCAAAAACTCCTTATCCCTGGCGGCCTTCATCGAATCCGACAGGTAGATGCCGTAGTCGTAGCTGTTTATCTCCTCGGCCAGCCGCAAGGTCTTCACACCCCCCTCGCCCAGCAGGATGCGCTTGCGACCCTGCCCCGCCCAGACATACTTGCCTAGGTTGACCATCACCTCAAGGCCTTCCCGCACAAACTCGGAATGAGCCGCAAAGTGCCGCTGCGAAATCAGCGTACCCTGCAGCTTGGCCATCTGCGTCTGGCCCAGTGCCTCGCGGTTGGCGAAGAGTCCTTTCATGGCCGGCGTCACCCCAGTCATGTTGTCGTACATATCCCGCAGCGTGGCGGCCAGGTTGAGCAGGTGAACCACGTTGTCGTTCAGACTCAGATCAACGGTGGTCATGTGCTTGTAGCTTTCCTTCGTGGGAGCCCCTGACGTGCGCTGGCTGTTGATCACCAGCACCCCGATCTCGTTGGCTTCGATGAGCATCTGGTCCACGCTTGACCCTTCCGGCACCTCGCTGGCGTCGATCACCAGTGTCTTCATGCCCGACAGGGCGACGAGCTTGCGGAGCTTGGTCATAATGTTGGTGTGCAGCTCGTAGAGCGGAACACCTTTGGTGACCAGACTCTGGCCCGGCTGGAAGTGGGCGATGATGGGATACTTCACATTGGCCCGCTCCCCCTGCCGTCTGATCTGCCCCGGCGCGGGGCGTCGGTAGATCAGGTGCTCACCGCCCAGCCGCACCGACTCCCACAGTTCGACGATGGGAATGGTGTGGATCGCCCGCCCCTGCGCCTTCTGCACCTCGGCCTCTTCGTCGGTCAGCCGGGTATAGAGTACCCGCTCGGCCTCGTCAAGCTGCCGCTTTCTGAACTTTTTGACCTGCTCGTCGCTGAGCTCCAACCCGTCCAGGGTCAGGGCGAACTTGAGAAAGCGCACCAGCTTAACGTAGATACGGCTTTCGAGCAGGGCCGGCGTGTCGCCATTGCTCACGTAGGGCAGGGCGTTTCGCAGCGACCAGCTCGTCTGGGCTTTGGGCCCGGCTACCGCAGCCGGCTGATCCTTCATGCCGTTTTCCAGCCAGCTCTTAAACGCCTTGAGCGTGTCTACCTCTTCCATGTAGCCGCCGTACTGGGCCACGCACTGGGTCGCCGGCAGCATCCGGAAGATACCCCAGCCGTCGGCCTGGTCCGCCTTCTCAATCTCGGCCGGTCCCAGCCAGGCGACTTCGTTGCCCGTCAGCCGGTCCACCCGGAGCTTGCCGTTCTCAATGCGTATCTCCATCATCTCGGCGTTGACCACGCCGAGATCATCGAAGCAGTTGGCCAGGATGCGTTCGAGCCGCGTCTCCTCGCTGGCGGCCTTGAGCATGTCGTAGGTCACCGACGCGATCTCTTCCTTCTCCGTCAGGGGGGCCATGACTTCGTCTTCGTTATCGGGCACGAAGATCGACGGGTCGGTCAGGCCCGGCTGCAGGTCGGTGCCGGTCGCCTGGCTGGCCTGCTGGGCAGCGGCCCGCAGAAAGCCTTCGGCTCCCATCTGGGCTACTTTATCCAGTGCCCGCTCGGAGACTTCGGGGTTGAGGATGTCCACGCTGTAGCGCAGTGGCGACTCGGCCAGGATACCGGCCAGCACCCCCAGGTTGGTCGAATAGAAGTCGGCGGCCTGTAGCTGCGAGAGGCCCGCCTGTCCGAAGGGAGCCAGGATGTCGGCGTGGTCGGCCTCGTCGGGCGTACCGTTGACGCGCTTGTAGTTTTTGAGGGGGTTCCGCGCAAAGGGGCCGGTGCCGTTGGTGTCGTTGCGATACAGCCAGCGCGAGGAGAGCCAGTCGTGGAGCCGCTTGAAGAGGGCGTCCAGCTTTCGCTCGTACTCGGCCGAGCCGGGCTTTCCTTCGGGCACCACCAGCAGGGGGTAGTCACCGAAGTCATTGGCTTTGTCCGACGCGACGGTCTGGTAGGGGTTCTGGTAGGGGGTGATAACCGATGGGTTTGGCTGCATGGCGAAGGGGGGAGAAAAAAAGATGCCGGCGGCAGGCAGCGTCGCTGCTACCGTCCGGCATCGGCCAACCAACCCTGGGCGCAGGGATACCCACGCCCAGGGTACTCTTATGCGTTAATCGGTGTGGATGAAGCCAGACGCGACAGGTAGGCAGCCTGCGGCTCGGCTCCGGTAAGGATGCTGATCGCCTTGTCGAAGTCGCTGGGCGGGATGGCTCCCGTACCCGTACCTGATCCCGTGCCCGACTCGGTCGTCGCCAGATCGAACAGCAGCCAGATCGACGACGGCTGCAACGCTTTGGCTCCCTGCAGACCATCCCGTCCGCCGATGAAGCCCGCATTGGCCAGGTCAATGTGTTCGTAAGCCACCAGCGAGATGACCTTGTAGGTCTTACCCGTAGCAACCTGCGCCGTGGTGTACGAGCCGGCCGGCATGATGTCTTTCAGGGTCGGGCCGGTAGCGAACTCGGCGCGTTGCTCGGTGATGACCGTCTCGTCGGTGAAGCCGTCGCCTTTGGTGACCGTGAAGCCAAGCCCCGGCTTGAGCGAGGTGAGCCGCACCTTCGTTGAGCTGGCCCCTTCCGATGCGGTGACGATCCGTTTGGGGTCGCGGTTGATCTCGGCGATGATCTTGGCCGCTACGTTGGCAGCGGTGGTGTTGGTCGTGCCCAGATCGACGCTGTAGTCTTCCCGGTAGGGGTACTCCTGGCGGCCTTCGTGGCGGAAGAGCGAGAGCGAGATCAGCCCACCCGTTGCCATTGCCACGGCCTGGATGTCTACCACGCGGGCGACGGAGGTAGCCGAGGTGGTCACCACGACGCTATCCTCTTCGATGTCTTTGTACTTAAAGCGCAGCTTGTTGCCCAGCTCGTCGGTAGCCACGACCACACCCCGCGTCAGGGCGATGGAGCTGGCTGCTCCCGTGCCCAGGATGATGGCTCGGTCAGGTTTTACCGCCGGGTCAAGGGCTGGTATGAGCAGGTCTGTGCCGTCGTAGACGAGCGATCCGGGTATCTGCGGCCCGTGGGCGAACTCTGTGATATTGGCCATAGCGGTAAGAAAAACTGGTGTGGTTTATTTAAGTCTGGGTTTGCGCCTGACGCTGCCAGGCGGGTGTGTTGTCCTGTTGGTGCATGAGCCACTGCACGGCCCGCTGGATGATCTGCTGCTGCTGCAGTGGCCCCACGCCCGTCCACAGATCGTCCGGCTTATTTGCTCCGTCCGGCTGGGCGGGTTCGACCACGAACGAAACGCGCCAGGACGAAGGCGGTGACTCGCTCAGCAGGGTGACCTGCAGGGCCGGCTCACTGCCCGGCTGCACATTGGGCTGCCCCATCACGTAGAGCGGCTGGGCGTCGGTCGCCCGCCCGAAGGGGTTGCGCATCGTGCGGGCCAGCGCGTCGCGGCTGACGGGCCGTACCGCCACGAACGTACCCGCCGAACCCGTCTGGGGGTCTTTCCAGCGGCACTCTATCGACAGGAGCCGGACGAGCCCCTTGAACTTATCCGCGCTCATGTCGATCACCGTGCCCTCACCCGTCACAATCCGGGTGATGAGTCCCAATGATTCGCGGCTTTCGCCGTTGCTCTCCGCTGCCGACAGCTCCTGCCGGAGCCAGTCGCGCTGCGCCTGCTGCAAGGCCATGTCGATCTCTTCCTGGTTGTACCAGGGGCGTCCTTCCTGCGAGAGAAAGAACGTGATCCGATCATGGGCTTCCATCCAGGTCATGCTGCCAGGGCTTTTTCGAGTAGTTCAGCAACCAGTGCGTTCTCCGACAGCATCGCTACGGCCGTGCTTTCCGAGTTGCCCAGAAACATCTGTCCGAAGTAGTAGCCCTGCTTGCGCTCTCCCTCGGCGGTACGCTGGTAGGAGATGTGCGATTTATCTTTACCCCGCTTGAATAGGTCGTTGACGTTGACGCCCGTTGACCCACCGCCCAGCTTCGAGGCATCCCCGACACTCGTGGTAACCGTATCGACGGGTGGTGCCTGCCGGCGCAGGGGGGTGGTGCTGGCGAAGTGTCTGCCGTTGCGCAGCTTGAGGTCGGTGAACAGACTACCATCGCCCATGAGTTTGGCCCGCATGGCTTCTTCCGTCGTCGCCAGAAACTGGTCGTTGTAGGTGTACTGCCCGTCGCGGTGGATGATGAATCCGGCCTCAAGACCTTTGGCGACCTCGATCTGCACCTCCTGATCTTCGGCGTCCAGCAGATCGCGGACCCGCTTGGTGTCTTCTTTGATCTTACGCAGCACGAAGTATTTTACCTCGGTATCCAGCCGTCCTTCCATCCGGCCAAATCCCAACACACGGGCCAGGCTCTGCATCATCTCGGTGGACAATCCTTCGACCTTGCCGTATAGCTCAGCGACGAGCAGGTGATGGCTGATGCCATCTTCGGCCAGCAGCCGGCTGTCGATAATCTCAATCTGCACACCGGGGGGCAGCTTCGAGGGTATCATCGACTGCGCCTTCTGCAGTGTCTCTAAGTTGTGGGCGTGGTGCGGCAGGTCGATGTCGATCTTGATGACACCACCGTCGCCGATTTCAAGGTCTACTTCCTCAAATTCGCCCGTGGCTGTCCGGCGTCCGTCGGTGTAGTACCACCGCTGGTCAACGCCATCTTCGCCGGGAGCCATGAACGCCCCCAGGCTGCACGGGGCGAACCGTTTGATTTGGGGGTTTAAACTCTTTCGTCTGAGCTGAACTTCGTGCATTGTCGTACTGGATTTGGGTTGGTTAAATACGGGGCCGACACTGGCCGGCATCGGCCCCGCTATGCGTCGTCAACTTGCGTTGACTATAGTTGACTATCGGTACACCAGCAACCGGGCGAACTCGGTTGGGTTGGTAACGATCAGCATCTTCTGGCTGAGCAGATGGAACTGCTCGGCATCCCGCGAGGTGCCCACCAGGTTAGCATACTCCGACAGCCCATCCGCCGAGGCTTTCGACAGATTGTTGGACAGGTAGCCGGTCACGCCCTGGATGTGGCTGAACACCAGCGAACGGTTGATCTGCTGGCCGTTGACCGTCTTACCCTTCGAGAAGAAGCGGATGTTGGTCTTGCCGTTCGACATCATCCCAATCGGCATGAAGTACATATCGAACGACTCGGCGTTGAGAGCAACCCCGTTGTAGTTGATCATGCGCGATTTGGCGGTGATGTCGCCCATGCTGTTGTTACGCACGAACTTGATCTTGCCCATGCCGCCAATGATCCACTCCGAAAAGCGAAGGCCGACAACGACTTTGCCTTCTGAGTCTGGCGTGCGCCACACCTGAACGCCCGAGCTGGCCTGTAACTCGGCCATCACGTCCTGGAAGACGGCGTCCGCCCCGATGCCACCCATCACGACCATTTCCAGGAAGTCCTGGTTGTTCCAGTGGGCCGACATATAGGTGATGATATTCTTCACCTTGTTACGGATAGACGATAGCGAATCCTTCGGGTCGTAGCATTTGGTGTACGCGCCGTCGAGCTGAGCAATAAGCCCATCACCCATCATCACCTTCTTCGAGCCGTTGGTTTCGTTGATGTTGAAAATCTCGCCCGTCTCAAAGTTGATGTTGCTCTGACCGTAAATGTGATCCAGTTCACAGTGCCGCTGGTGGAAGTCGAGCAGCGAGGTTGTTGGGCTCCGCAGGAACTCGGGCAGCCAGCCCCGGTAGGTTTTCGTGCGTCCACCCGAGTTTGGTATCTCGCGGGTCGTCTCGAAGATCGTTACTTCCGAGAGGGCGTCGCCCGTCAGGTCGGCGTCGTGGCGGTGAGTAGACATCGCCTGCTTGTACTTGTCGCCCGTCCCGTAGTACATCGGGTGGCCCATGTGGGAGCCCTCCTCGTAGTTGGCCGTCTGGTAGTTGGCCGCCCGGTTGCGCTCGAAAAGCCACGACGGAGCTTCGTGTTCCGTGTTGTTGCCCACGATCCGACCCCGGTAGCGGACGATACCGTTGGCGCGGGGAGAGCCGTTGGTCTGCAGGTGTAACAGGGTCCGGCCGTCTTCGAGCCGCAGCTTGGCCCCGGCGCGGAGCCAGCCTTCGGTCAGGTCTACCTCAATGTCGTTGCCAACCTTCGGTGTACCCACGATGCCGTCGATGTAGATGGGCTTTTCGGGTAGGTTGTAGACCTCCCAGCTCACCTGGTTGCTACCCAGCACCTCTTCGCCCTGCGACTCGGGATAGATACCCTGGAAGAGCGTCGTCAGAGCCAGGTTGTTGGAAGCAAACCGGCTGACGATAAACTCCTGCAGCATCTGCGGCTGCCGGGCGAGGGCCAGTCCCAGGAAGGGCAGGTCCAGTGTGCCGGCCCCGAACTGTTGCTTGATAATCTTTGCCATATTCTGTTAGATAAAAAGTGGTGTGGATAGAAAGCCCTCACACGGTAGCCCCGAGGCCACATTGGTTTAGTTGTTCGAGAAAAAGTCTTCGTCGCTTTTGGCGATCTGGCTACCCTGCTGGGGTGCGCCGTAGCCTGAGCCTACGTTCAGTGTCGTGTTTTCCAGACTCCGGTACGCCGACGACTCCCCGCGCTTGAGCAGGGCGGCTTCGTAGCGTTTGGTGTACTGCTCCCGCAGCTTGGGGTGGTAGCGCAGGGCTACGTCCAGCAGGGCGTCGGCGTTTTCTTTTCCGTACAGCGTCTGGGCCAGCTCACCCGAGAAGATGAACCGCTTGATCTCGTCGCGCACCCGCTGCGGATACGCCTGCCCGTCCGGGCTTTTGGCTCCGTCGATGTGCTGCTCGATGGCGGCAATCTGCTGACGGGCCTGCTGCTCGGCCTGCTGCTGCTGCTGACGGGCCTGGGTCACGATCTGGTCGCGCTGCTGCGTCCGCTCCTGGCGGTAGTACCGCTCGGCTTCTTCGAGCCGTCCGCTGTCTTCGAGTTCGAGGAGTTTATTCTCCACGAAGTCCGGGCCGTTGACCACCGGGTCACGGAAGCGGGCCGCGATCTCGGCCCTGAGAAAGTCTTTGCCCGTCAGGGCGAGGTGGCTGTTGAGTTGTCCCAGTTCGTCGGGCATCACCTGCACCTGACTGGCGGTGTACTGATCAACCGCCCGCTCCCAGGCCTCCGGGTCGGCGGGTAATTCGTTCAGACCCAGCCGCTGGGCCAGCCGGCTCAGTACGGGGTTGGCGTCTACCGGGGCCGGTGGGGTAGTCGTTGGCGTGGCGGGCGCAGCCGGAGCTGCCGGAGCTGCGGGGTCTTCCCACTCGTCACCCCATCCGTCGGCCGGTGGTGTGGCAGGCTGGGCCGGATCGGCGGGCGGTGTTGCCGGAGCCGGTAGGGTAGTCGTTGGCGTGGCGGGTGCAGCCGGCGCGGCTGGCGGTGTTGCCGGAGCGGGTGCCGGACTGGCTGGGGCCGCCTGTCCACCGGGGGTTGCCGGGGCTTCTGCCGGCAGGTCGTTGGAGAAGAAGTCCTCGGGCGTCTGGGAAAGCGTGGATGCAGTTGCCGTCATGGCGAATCAGTTTTGGGATTGTTGGCTCCCAAAAGTAGTCGGCACCCGCCCCGCGAATGTTGACAGCCCCCCTGTCAAATGTGCGTTGACAAGGGTTGACTACGCCACCCGGCGCATCTGCTCACGCATCCGGCGTATGCCGTCGAGCCGGGAACCCGATTCGCCGTTCAGGCCGGTGTCCTGCAGACCCGTCATCCTGGCCAGCAGGGGCGAGTAGCCCGTGCCGATCTTGAGGCCGAAGCCTTTGGCGTCGGCTTCCGTGCGGATGGGGTGGTCCTTGATGATGTCTTCGGCGTGCAGGGCCAGGTGAGCGGCCGAAGCCACGTCGTCGTTGGTGGACCGGAAGTTTTTGAAGCTGTCCAGGATGCGCTCGAAGTAGCAGCGGCTGGCACCGCCCGCGTCGAACCAGTCCTGGGCCAGCATCTGCTGGTGGGGGATCGTCCGCTCGTCGTTGCGGATACCCATCTTGCCGTTTACCCAGATCACCTGATCCTGCAGGTTGTTGCGCTGCAGAAAGTCGGGCAGAAACTTGTCGTTGTTTTCGATGATGGCTTTGCCGTTGGTGAACCAGAGGGCTTTGTGGAGTTCGCGGGCGAAGACGTGCCGGTCGTGGCGGTCTTCGTAGTAGGCCACGAACAGATCGTTCTCAAACTGCTTATCCACCTTGCGCCGTTTGATGACGATACTCTGCAGCGAGTCGTCGTCGCTCACCTCTTCCCGCTCTTTGTCCAGGTACACGTCATCGACGCCGAGAATGTCCAGGCCGGGCAGGTCACGGCGGGGAAAGCCGTCGCGGTAAAAGTGCCACGACCCATTGGGGTCTTCGGTGAAGTCCACCCGGATGTGATTACCCAGTACGTCGTTGACCCAGTCCAGCCTACCCCGGATGATCCAGTGTTCGGTGGGCCACTGGCGCAGAAAGAACACCTGCTCCTGGATGATGTGGGCTGGGTAGCGGCTGCGCACGGGCGGGTTGAAGCACTCCTCGGGCGTGAGGGGGTTCTCCTGCATTTTGCCATAGTAGCCCATCACGTCGCCGACGTTGAGCAGCGCATCCCGCTCGGCCCGATACTCGGCTTCGGCCGCCTTGATGTCGGAGACGCCCGTAAAATAATCAAAGTAGGGGGGGGCTACCCAGCCCGCGCTGACAAACAGCCGACCCCAGCCCCGCACGTCGGCCTGTTTCCAGAGCGTCTTATAATCTTTCGATTCGTTACTGATGGCATCCGACGTGCCACCCGCCAGCAGGGAGCCGTGCTTGTCGAGGCCTTCGCGCAGCGCATCTTCGGTAGCGATCACGCAGGCCATCGCGTTGCGGTACTTGCCGATCTCATCCAGGAGTACCCGCTTGAGGTTTCTACCCCGCAGGCCGCCGGGGTTTTTATCCAGCTCCCGAAAGATAATGGTGTTACGCTCCACGTAGCCCGTCAACTGACCGTCGGCGTCGTAGACCGCTTCGCCATTCGACAGCTCGCCCTCTTTTTCCGTGTAGAGGGTGTCGTGCTTAAAATAGCTGGGCAGCGAGTTGTACGCCCCCTGAAAAATGCGCTGCCCTTCTTCCCGGCTTATCTTGCTGTCGTAGCCAATCGCTACGTGGCTGGCCGTATCGAAGCAGAAGTCGTGCAGAAACACCCCGCAGTGGGTGATGTAGGACCAGTGTTTGCGTCGCCCTTTGGTGACGATGCCGTCTCTGGCCATCGAATACGCCTGGGCTTCGAGGCTGTATATCCAGTTGAAGATGCGGTGGTCGGAGTCCGAATACAAGGGTGCCATCCGCTTCCGGCCCCGCTTCTTGTCCTTGATCTCAACCTTGACGAAGTTGAGGTAGAAGTAGTAGGCCGGGGTGAAGTACTTCGGCGTCTCGCCCTCGGCTTCGTAGGTCCATCCGTATTTGCAGCGGTAGAGCTGCGTCTGCCACCAGATCGCCCGCTCGGTGCCTACCTCACCTTCCTCGGGCGGGTCGGGAATGGGAGCCTGCAGGACGGGCCGATACTTGACCTGCACACTGTCAGGATGGGTCAGGTAGTCGCGCTCGACCGGGCGTATCCTGTCGTATTTGCTGGGCAGGCCAGCCTTTTGTTTTTCCCGTTCGAGACGACGCGACTTCATTATTTCCAGGGGTTGATGGGTTCGCCGGGGGCGGGTAGCTCGGTGGCAACGAACCGCTGGCCGGGCTGTATCCAGCCGATGGCTTCGAGGAACTTGCGCTCCACGGTAGCCATCCGGCTTTTCTGGCCTTCTTTGGTGAGCAGCTTGCTCAGCAGGGCCACCGTGTTCTGGCTGCCGCCCATGCCGTACTCCTCTTCCAGCACCGACCGGCTGGCGTACTGGTCGTAGCGCAGCAGCAGAAACCAGATGACGTACCGCGCTGCCTTCTCGTTGTCGTTACCCAGACTGCGGGTGTTGACGCCGTGATCTTTCCTGGGATGGCCCTTCTGCCAGGCGCGGCTGGCCGAGTAAAGCACCCATTCACTTTCCAGCTGGTACTCCGCCACGGCGATGTCGTGCAGCAGCTGCCGCCTTTTGTGGAACTGCAGCCGCAGCAGCACGGTACTGCCGGCCTCTTCGGCCAGGTAGGCCAGTAGCTGGGAGAGTTCACTTTCCCGGTGTTCGAGAAAGGCGATCCGCTCGGAGAGAAACGTCAGCGCATCGCGCTGATCGTCGTCGGCGAGAGCGGGTTTGGGTACTGGCTGGGGGAGCACGTCGGTCATGGTCGTGATGGTTGGCTCCCGAAAGATACAACAGTTGACAAAAGTTGACAAGTCCTACTGTTGCAGGGCAACCTGCCGCGCCGACACCGCCGGCCTGGTGATGCTGACCGTGCGCTGCAGCACCGTCTCCACCGGGATGCTGTGCAGAGCCGAGCAGCCCAGGTCGTCGCACGGTTTTCGCCAGCCCCGGTCACCGCGCCAGGCGCAGGGCGAACAGGACGCAGAGGGAATCACCCCCTGCACGTCGGTATGGGAAAAGACCTGCAGCGGACTCAGCTGCGCCATCACCGCGACGGTCGGTGTGCCCAGCAGCCCGGCCGCGTGGGCGAGGCCCGAGTCGTTGGCCACCACCGCAGCCGCGTGTTCGAGGCATCCCATCACCCAGGACGGGTGCATCCCGAACCACCAGCTGGCACCCGTATGCTGAAAGGGAGCCATCTTCTCTTCGTTGCTGTCGAGTACCACTACATGAAAGCCCGCTTCGCCCAGCCGGATCGCCAGCCGGACCCAGTGCATCAGCGGCCACGCCCTGGACGAATACGCCGAGAAGGGCGACAGCACCACGTAGGGCGACAGGCTCGGTTCCAGCACAAACGGCAGCTCGGTATGGTAGCGGGGGCGAGCCGGCCGCACCCCCTCAATAACGTACTGGCGGCCGAGGTTGGTGCAGTAGTGCTGCTTTCTGGACTGGGCGTAGTGGAGCTGCGCGTCGTAGCCCTCGTTCATGTCCGGACCCATTGGCTGGTTATCCAGATGAGGAGCCAGCACCAGGTTGGGATGGGAGAACGACGCCAGCCAGCTGGGGTGTCTGGTGTGAAAGACAACGGTGTTGCCCTCGCCCCCCTGATCGGCGAGTCCGCAGGCTGCGTACAGGCCCGACACCGAATCGCCGAGGCCACCGGCCGACACGTAACAGGGGAAGTTCATAGCAACTCGGGGGCGTGTTTGGTCAGAAAGTCGCGCACCGAGAACGACGGGCAGGACTTGTAGCCCGGCTTACCCGGCACCAGGAAGTCGCGGTGCCCCACGATCCGGGCAGCAGGGTACTTCTCTTTGTACTCCCGAAGCAGCCGGAGCTGCGTAGCGATCTGAGCCGGCGTCCGGTTATCAACCGCCACTCCGTTCTTGTTGACCCCGCCGATATAGGAGATGTGGATGGATCGGGCGTTGTGGTTCTTTACGCCGTTGGTCACCACCTCGTCTTCGGCCAACCGCACGGCTTCGCCGTCGGCCTTGATGAGTATATGGTAGCCAACCTGTTTCCAGCCGAGGCCGGTCTTCCACCAGTTCTTAATCGCGTCGATGGTCTGGCTCTGCGGACCAGCGGTGCAGTGGAGTACGATATGATCAATCTGTCTCATGGGTGTGGTTGTCTATGGGTGGAGTCTTTCAGCATTGCCTTGATGGAATCCAGGTCGCGCCGGGTGGTGTCCATCTTGTTCATTATCTCCTCTTGGTTGGAGAGGGATTCGGCCTGCCGCGCACTGTTCTGGCTGATCTCGTAGATCACGTACTCGATCAGCAGGCCAGCCCCCAGGATGACGGCCCCCACCAGCAGGGAGCCCACCACAAAGCGGACCCGCTCTTCCAGGGTCATCGGCTGGCGCATGTAAAGGGTTAGTCCGGTTACGCTGAGCCACAGTAGCGACACGACCATCGCGGCCTCCGCCCAGGGTAGCAGGGGCGGGGCGCGGAAGATACTCAGCGACACCCCCAGCAGCGACACCGACAGCAGGGCCGTGCCCGCCCGGACAGTCCAGGGAAAGCGCATCTCGCGGCCGGGCTCGTCGCCCATCATGCCGACCAGTACAGCGAGGCCGACGGCACCCAGCAGGGCACCGATGGCTGTAATTACGGAGAGGAGGTGTAAGGTGTCCATGTCAGTTCGGCGGTGTGTTGTTGGTTTTACCCGGAAAGAGTCGCTTGATCTCGCCGATCAGTTCGGTGAATACGACCTTGACGATCTCAGAAAATTTCATGTCGCGCAATTCGCCCAGCTTCTTCTCCACGATGGAGACGAGCAGGCTGCTGAACAGACTCAGCAGGAACGCAATGGGCATCCCCATCCAGAGCGGCAGCTTGAAGCCCCACAGGGCCGGGGCCGTCAGGGCCATGCCGATGCAGAAGCCCGAGAATAGCTCCTTCGCGCTGGCCACGAACGTCAGAGCCTCGCCCCGGAACAGCCGAACCAGCGCACCCACGAAGGCGCATAGCACAATCAGTACGTCCAGGTACAGGGGTATCCTGGTTATCAGCAGTTCCTCTCTCACAGGTTGAAGTGGTTTTGCACATGGCGTTGAGGGTTAGTCGGGTCTGGCCAGTTTACGTTCGACGCGACGCGCCTTGCGGTCGCAGCTGCAGAAGAGCCAGTGGTGGCAGTCTTTGAGCGACTGCTGGGCTTCGAGCAGGGCGGCTACCTGCCCCCGGTAGATCGACACGCCCCGCTCGTTGGCGTCCCTGGTGTCGCGCAGAAAGCGGTATTCCAGGGCCATGCGGGTCAGGCCCGCCTGCCGCGCCGAATCATACACCGAATACCCACTCCCCGTCAGCCGGGCAATGGCGGTCGCCAGGGCTGGCTCGGTGGGGTAGATCGGACTGGCGGACGAGTCGAGGCCCGTGTCGCGCAGGATTTTCCAGACCGTATCCACGCGGGCCGGGCCCGGTAGCCAGGCGACCTTGATCTTGATGTTGCGCTTCTCGGCTTTCCACGCGCTGTCGGTGCGGGCGTAGTCGGCTTTCGCCAGGGAGATCGTTCGCCCCTTGACGAGCGTGTCTTTGGCCAGCGATACAACCGAGCGGGCCAGGCTGTCGCTGCGGTCCTGCTGGGCGGTGAGCTTTTGCCCGTTGCGGTTGCACTGGTAGGTGGCCAGCATGACCCAGACCAGCAGGGCGAGGCCGATGACGATGGGGTTTTTAGCCACCCACAGGCCGATGCGTTTGAGAATGAGCATATGCGTTTAGCTTAACGTTACCGATTTGAGTGTGCCGCCCTTGTTGTAGTACAGCTTTACGCTACCATCGCTGGTGTTGTCAACCAGCCGCCATGACTTGTCGGGGATGTCGGTCGTGGACGGTGCGCCCGCTTTTTCCAGAACGGAAGGAATCATATTCCCGCCAGCCCGTACAAAGTCGGACCCGACTTCCAGGTTGGGCTTGGTGACTGACGAGTCGTAGATGAGCGTACCCGTGGGTGTTGACGAGCTAAGTGCCAGCGTCGTGACCGGCGTTGACTGAACGGTCTTGATGTAAAACACCCCAACCTCCATATAGCTGTCAACCACGGCGTACAGGGTAGTGGAGTTGTCGGCGTTCTGGTAGGCGACAACTTTACCGGGTGCCCCGTTGTCGCCCTGGCAGATTGCGTTTGCTATGAACGCATCCCGCTGCCCGACGTTTATCGTCAGTACCTTTTTGGCGTTGCTTGAGTAGCCCCCCAGCGCGACCTCTACAATACTGCCGTCGTAGCTGGCCCCCGATGAGCCGGGCAGCGTGAGGATGGGAGCGTACTGAACGCCTGACCCTGTCGTTACCGCCGACAGTTTCAGGTCACTCACCGTCATGGCTCCGATGTTTGTTCTGGCCTGGACTTTCTGCCCGCTTGACAGGGATTGACTAGCCCCATACGCCACCAGGTTGGTGCCGTCTCCGTTGGGCAATATGTCCGCCAACGCCTGTCGCTTCTGAATATTCCCGAAGACCTTGTGGTTGGTGACCGTATTGGTCAGGTTGTAGGCTCTGGTGTTGGTCAGGTTCAGGCTTGGGAACGAGTCAATGATATTGTCTGTGGACAAAAAGCCATTGACATTGTTGGCATAGATAGCATCCCCTTTGTTTTTGAGAATATTGTCCGTAACAAAGACATTCTCAAGCGTACCCCCGTCGCCATTGATGGCGATGTTGGTGTTGGTGGGGTTGGCTGAGTAGTCAACGATCTGGTTCTGCGAGATGAGTACATCGTAGAACTGGCTGCCGGCCCCCATCTGCAGGATGATGCCGTAGTTGGTGTACGACTCTATGCTGTTCTGCTGGATAAACAAGTCAACCGTCTGCGCCCCAGGGGCCAGCGTCATGTTAAAAGCAACGCCATTCTCTACTCCGTTGTGAGGCAGGAATTTGTTTTTATAGACCATCAAGCCACCGGATGAGCGGTAGAAAATCGAAGCCAGGCTGTTGCCGCAGAACTTATTCTTCTCAATGATGCTATCCCCGCCGTCCGGGTGTGGCTGATTCTCTACCCAGACCCCATACCGCCCCGCCAGAAACCTGTTGTTTTTGATGGTCTGGAAGGCCGCGTTGTGCAGGTGGATACTCTGCTGGCAGTTCAGGAAAAAGCAGTTGTCAATGACGGAATAGCTATTGCCACCTGTCACGTACATGCCGCCGGTATTCAGGCCATAGCTGGGCGGTGACACCATGAACACGTCGCGCAGGCAGGTCTGGTTCAGCGTGTCGATCACAAAGCAATACGCATCATCTTCCGCCAACGCAAACACGCTCCGGTTGCTGTCGCCGAAGATGGTCAGCGAATTATTGATCAGCACGTTGGCGATGTAGATGTCCGGTCCGCCCGGCACGTAGAGGCTTCGTCCGGTGGCAATGCAGTAGTTGACGGCCTTCTGTACCTGGCTGGTGGCATTTTGCCCCGACGGCACGGTAATGTAGTCGCGCAGGTTGACGGCCTGCTGCACCCTGGCCCGCCATAGCCCTGACCCCTTTCCCGTTGCGCCCAGGGTCAGCACACCATCCGGAGAGCCGCTTGCCCCCTGGTCATACGTGTAGGCCCGACCCGAGGCCAGCATGGCGCGATTGACCAACCCCTTATAGGCCGACAGGGCGGTTTCGTCGTCAAGTATGTGGTAACCCCTTAGTTGTTTCGTGTGAACTCCCATCGGTTTGGTTGCGTAGTGGTGAGGATTAGGCCGCCGGGTAGGCGCGGTACGAGACGATCAGCACGTCGTCGGTGTCGAGCGGATAACCCAGCACCGTCGGGTTGACGTACAGACTGTCGCCGGCCGCCATGTTGGCCAGGGTGCGGGCGGTCGCGCCCGAGTCGGCCGAGAAATAAAACGCGCCGGTCTTGACGCCGTCGCCCACGACACCGCTGCTGTCACCCCCGTTCACGTTGATGACGGGCAGGGAAAGGGGTTTGTGGGCCAGGGTGCTGTTGGTGGCTTTGGCCGCGTCCAGCGTGGCGACGATGGCCGGGTAGCGCACCGTGCGCTGGACGTTGTTTTTCAGAAAGTCACCGACGGTGCCGGCGGCTGGGCTGACCAGCTCACTGGCGGGCAGGAGGGCCGATACGGCCTGGGCGATTTGTTTACCACGGACGGGCATGGGCTCTATGGTTTTAAGGTGAGTGTATCGTCGGGGTCGAGTGTACAGAATCCCGAGTAGGTCAGCGTCGGCGGAGCGATGGTGTACTCGTCGCTACCCAGCAGCACCCCGTTGAGGTAGAGCGACCGGCGCGGCTCTTCGTTGACCAGCGCAAAGCTGGTCTGGCCCACCGTGGAGATGGGGATGTCCACGGGTTCAAGCACCCCGCCCGAACCGCCCACGACACCGGCTGTCGTCCAGTCCTGGCTGTCGAGGTAGCGGTACTGCAATGTGCCGCTCTGCACCCGCAGCTGCACCCGCAGGCCCAGCCCGTCCACCAGATCGGGCAGGGGGGTGGGGCCGGGGCCATCCGGCAGGGGCGGGTCGGTGGTCAGAAAGCGCAGGTCGGAAATGCCCAGCCCCAGCTGCTCGGCCAGGGCGTAGAGCTGACCCATGAGTTCCGCCTTCGAGGGCTCAATGGTAATCGTGGAGGTGTCCATAGTTAGTTGCCTGGGTTGATGGGTCCGACGTAGTCGAGTTGCATGGTTTCGTTGCCCACGCGGGTCACGCGGGGTACGGGGTTTCCGATGCATATTTGCACGAACACACCCGTCTGCTGCCACCGCTGGTTGGTGCTGACCGTGATGGCGTAGGTGCGGGTAACCCCGTCGCCGACGACCGTAAAGGGAATCTGGTTCAGGTCGATGTCGCTGGCCGTATCGCCCGGCCGGCGGAAGAACAAACACAGGTTGGTCAGGCCGGTAACTTTGCCCCGCACGTAGATGGTCGAATAGTCGCTGGCCTTCCACGCCCCTTTGGGTGACCAGAACCGGCCGAAGCCGATATTGCTCTCAAGGGGGTGGCCGTTGTTTCTGATCTTGCCAATCGTGCAGGTGTACTTGCCATCCACGAATTTGGCCGGGCAGCTGGTGCCGTACCAGTTGTTGGCCTTGCCGGGGCCGAACGTCCAGCCGAAGGGCAGCGGGTTGATGTTGGTTGCCTTGCGCCACGCCCTAAACTCATTGAGGTTGCCGACGTAGACGTAGCCCGTAAACCCGTAGCAGTAGGGCAGATCGCCCATCACGCTGGTCATGTTGGCGTTGATGTAGCTGCTGGCGTTGGTGTCGGCATTGCCCCAGCGACCCTGAAACTGTTTACCCCGGAAGCCGGTGCTGTAGGGGGTGACGATGAATACCCCTTCGTTGCCGGCCCCGTTGAGCGATCCGATCCAGTGCTCGGTGCCGAAGAACTCGCCCGTGTCGGTCTGGTTATCCTGTCCACCCCCTTCGGTGGGCGATACCGTCGTGATCTCCTGCAGGTTGCCGTCTGTCAGCGGGGCATTGCCCGTGTACAACAAATGCCGCCACAGGTCACCGATGGTGTAGCAGAAGATAAACTCTTGGTCGCGGCCCTCGAAGAGCATCTGCACGTCGTCGCGGAAGTTCTCGAAGATCGTATAGTAGCGCAGGACCGGCCCTTCCAGCCACCACCAGGCGTGTATCTTGCACTTACCCAGGATGCCCGACATCGCCCACTGGTAGGGCTGGGTGACGGTATGGATGTATTCAACGCCGTTGACAGTACGCCGTTCGTAGTGCAGAATCGGGCTTCTATCCAGAGCCCCCCGGCTGCCCCCCTGTACGGGGTTCCAGCCCGTGTCGTCGGAGCGCATGGAACTGTTCTGCTCGTTTTCGTAGTAGGGGTTTGGGCTCAGGCCCGTCTGCTGATTGACGGGTCCGCCATCGGGGAATCCGTAGATCGAAAAGCCGCCCGACCGCCCGGTATCGGGGGAGAGTACGCCCTCGAAGATGGAGCTGTCCTGGAAGCTGGTGTTGACCCAGTTGGGGCCATTGGCTTTGCGGAGCGTCTTGAGGCTGGCTCCCACGGCCCGGCCGAAGCCGGCGACGATGGTGCCGTTACTGAGGTACTGCTCGGTGTTGCCGGTCGGCCACGACTGGTACTGGTTGGCACCGGGCGCAAAGGGTGCGTAAGCCAGCAGCGAAGCCACCGTCGGCCCCTCCACAAAGCCACCCGCCGGCAGCGGCAGCTGACCCGATCCGCTACCTGTACCCGATCCGGATGCACTGCCCGAGCCCGACGAGGTGCCCGACGCGCTACCCGAGCCGGTTCCGCTCCCCGTGCCGGAACCCGTACCCGAACCACTACCGGCCCCCACGCCCGCCACCAGCAACGGCGTGGGGGTAGAGGTGTTGGTGGCCAGGTGTTCCAGAGAGTATGTCTGGCCGGACTGGTTTCTAAACGTGAGCCGCACCCTGACGTTGACCGGGATTGGCCGGAACTGGTAGTCCTGGGTGTAGGCTCCCTGGCCCTGCACTTGTCCGGCGGGGTAGAAGACGCCCGAGAACAGCAGGGGGTTATTCTCGTTGTTGAGCGTCATGGCGATGCCATCGGTGCGTTCAATCATCATCTGCACCGGCCCCGGCGAGGCTACCTGCACGACGTAGTAGGCCGAGTGGGTGTAGCGGACGTTGAGCCACGACGGACCCACCGGCACCCCGGCGGTGCCCGACGCGCTGCCCGATCCGATGGCGGCATTGGGGCCGGCCACGACCCAGCGGCTCAGCGGCTGCGGGGTCCAGCGCACCCAGAACTCCTGACCCGTGGTGAAGTTGAGAAAAGTCACTTCGACTTCCTGCTGGGGTACACCCGAGCCAACCGTCACCGTAGGCAGAAAGCCCCACTCGCGGGTGAAGGGGTTCTGGTTCGCCAGCGGGCCGGGGGGGTAGTACGTACCCGCCGTCAGCGACTGGCCGCCACCCGACTGCATGACGAGGGCCGCGTTGCTGACGAGTCTGATCTTGGCGCGGATGTCCACGCCGGCCGCCGGGGCGGCTTCGATGATCAGGGCGCGGGTGGCCAGGTCGTAGGTCTGCCGGAACGCCAGCAGCCATCTGGGCATGGGAATGTCGAGCAGCACCGGCAGGGCTGGGTTGGCCGTGCGCCGGGCGGCTGCCTGCGCGGACGTTTCCCCGTCGAGCATGGTCACGAAGGCGTTGTTCGCGTCGGTGAGCGAAGCAGCTTGGTTGGTATTGGTGCGCTGATAGCGTGGCATGGCGTTGACAAAAGTTGACTATGAGATGATGCGGGGCACGTAGCCGGGCCGTTCCCAGCCGGTTGGTGTGTTGGGCACCGCTTCGTAGGTCTGGTTCGTATCGCTGTCGCGGACGAAAAACTCGAAGATGTGAACCGACGGGCCGCGCAGCTTACAGCGGAACTTGTTGCCGTTTAGCAGCCCACCCGGCACCCGGACCTGATCGGTGCGCTCGGTCGTCCAGCCCTGGTTCATGCCGCCCGCGATAAGTACATGCCAGCCGCCCGACACGGCCTTGTAGCGCAGCATGAACGAAGGCTTCTGCACCCCGAAGCTGCCCGCGTTGTAGTTGTAGGCGTCAGTGCCCGAATAGGCCGACCAGCTGCCCGTCTCGTTTATCTGCACCTCGGGGTCTTCTACCAGCGTCGAGCCGGTATAGTACCGCTCGTAGGGCTGCATCCGCTTACGGGCCTGGTGGATGGCCGTAATGGTGTGCATCTCATGCTTGTAGTAGTTGGTGTTGATGATGGGGAAGCGGACACTCTCGGGGGCGAAGTTGAAGGGGAACATATGGAAACCCCAGCCTTCGTCGTTGCCGGCGAAGAAGCGCGTCACGCAGTAGAAGGCGTCCATCTCGTAGGGCTGCTGCCACACCTTTGGGGTGTCGAACTTGTTGAGGTCGGCATACAGGATGCTGCTCTGCAGGTGGGTGTGGGGCACCCTGAATATCTCACCGCCCTGGTTGGCCTCGACCCACTGACCGGCCACGATGCCGGCCGCGTTGGCTTCGTACATGGGTTCGACCTGCCGTTTGAAGGGGCGCACGACGCCCTGGCGGGCCAGCATCCGCTGCCGGTTGAGCTGGATATAGCCCTTCTCGTCGGCGAAGACGTGGCGAACGCCCATCTTCGACCAGATGTAGGGGTAGTTCTGGGTGTGGGGCAGCTTGTTGACCCAGATGTCGATAAAGTCCTGGCGCACCGGGACGTCGAAGTAAAAGTCGTAGTAGTAGCCCGTCACGAAGTCTTCGTAGTCCCACTGGTTGCCGGCCATCGTATAGGTGCTGGTGCCGCCCCCCGGCCGGTTGAGCGTGATCACGTTGCCCGATCCGCCGATGTGGTTGACGTTACACGCTCCGTCGGTGAAGACGCTGTTCCCCGTGGCAAAGTCGATGCGCGGCTGGCCCTGGTAGGGGCTGGCTCCGAAAGACACCTTGAGGCCGGGGTAGCCTTTCTCTCTGGCGACCAGCAGCAGCAGCGTCATCCGGTTGGCCCGGCGCGTGGTGAACTCGCGGTCCCACTCAGCTGGCCCCTGGTTGTGCAGCTGCTCTAGGGTGCGGGTGACACCGTCCTTTTCGCAGACAATCGAAAGGCTCTTCGCCTGATCCCAGGTTTTGGCCCAGTGGCCACCCTGCCCGTACACATCGCGGCCCCAGCCCAGGCTGGTTTCGATGTTGAAGATGGCGTACTTGATACCCACGTCGATGCCGTAGCCCAGCGCGGGGATGTACTGCCATATCTTTTGAAAGTACGTCTGCAGGCTTGACTCGTACACGCCCGGCCCTTCGAGTTCCTTATGGCAGGTGGACTCGGTGATATAGAGCATCCCTTCCCCGAAGGTCAGGGCTCCCTTCTGGGCGTCGTCCATCGTCGGCGCGTTGAACAGGTTTATGCCCAGTGCCTTGCGTTCGGGCACCGTCTTGCCGTCGGTGAAGTCGATGGCGCAGGTGAAGTTGGGGTGGTAGTAGTCGCCCACGCCGAACTGCTGCGGGTTGAAGACCTGCACCGGCTCTGGCTTGTAGGGGGCCAGCGACCGGATGCCGATACGCGCCGGGGTCATGGACGAAGGTTCGGGGATGAGCACGTCGTACACCCCTGATCCCGCCACCGATTCGGTATAGTAGCGGAACTCCCCGGTCGGGGTGCCGTTGCTGCCGAGTACCTGTTTTTTGATTCCGTTTGGCATATCAGTACGTGAAAACGTCTACAAGAATTTCGTTGGCCTGGTCGCCACTGTAAATGATCTTAACCTGGTTGAGTCCCAGCCCGGCCGCCGAGAAGTCAACCGACAGGAAGGGCAGCGTCTGGCCCGCCTTGCGCAGCTGAAAGGTCGTCGTGCCGCCGAGGGCGGTGAGGTAGTCGCCCACCGACGCGCCGTACTCGTACTGGTACTGGAAGTCCTCGAAGCCGGTGGGGCGGGCGTCGGTAATGGAACCCGACTCGCCACTGTAACCGACCGGCAGCCACAGGCCCAGCGGTGACCAGAAGCCTTCCATGCCCAGGTTACCCGAGGTGGACGCCGAGCGCATCAAAAACATCGGCGTGTTGCCAGGCGTGCGCCAGATGGCGACCTGGTTGACCGACGCGGGGGGTGCCGCCGAGCCGGAGCCCGACGAAGACCCAGACCCACTACCGGAGCCCGAACCCGTACCACTGCCACTACCTGAACCGCTGCCCGATCCCGATCCCGATCCCGAGCCGGATGCGGTGGGGTCCGAGGTTTCTATCGGGGTGCCGATGGCGTAATACACCGGGCCGCTACCCGAGCCGCTGCCCGTACCGGACGACGAGCCCGAGCCCGAGCCCGAGGTTTCCCGTGAGTCGGCCATCACCCTGGCCGCGCCGTCGGGCGTCGGCAGCGAGACGGTGATCTCGTCACCGCCGTTGGCGTTACCCAGCCAGAGCGTATAGAGCCCACGCGGTTTGGCCGGCAGGGTCAGCTTCTTCTGGTAGGGCAGGGCCAGGCTGTTGTCGATGACAAACTGGGTCGGCGGGGTGGCTCCCGACGTGTTGCACGTACCGGCCGGCGTGATGAACGCCTGGGTGACGGCTGCGTTGTCGTTGATAAAGGCCGACAAAGCCCGGTTCGCCGAGCTGATGCTGAGCAGCAGGTTCGGAACCGCAAAGCCGGTGCGGCTGATGGTCGTAACCGGAAACTCAATGTTCGCGCTGCCGGCGGTATTGGTCGCCACCAGCCGGTAGGTCGCCAGGCCGGCCGCCGTCGTGCGGATGCCCATCTGCAGGTAGCGCACCAGCACGACCGATCCATCCGGATTCTCTTCGGTGGCGACGCTGAGCTGTAAGCTGTAGTCGCTCGTCGGCAGGGGGATGCCAATGCCGCCCGAGCCGGCCAGTTCCAGCCGGAACGCCGTCGGGTTGCCGCTGAACACCTCGTCAATGGGAATGAAGTAGGTGAGGATGTCGGGCAGGGCAAACTTGCGGATGGAGCCGAAGTTACAGCGCACCGTCGGGGCTCCGCTGCCCGATGCCGAACCGGAACCCGACGAGGAGCCCGAACCGCTGCTGCTGCCTGAACCTGTTCCGCTACCGGAACCCGTACCCGAGCCAGTGCCCGAGCCAGTGCCTGACGCGGAGCCGCTACCCGTACCCGAGCTGCTGCCCGATCCGCTGCCGGCGAGGGGGTCTTTGCTGGCCGTCAGGGTGCCCTTGTCAGTAACGACCGACACGCCAACCGCCCCGCCCACGTTGGGCAGTTTCTTTTCCGTCATGCCGCCGGTCAGGCTGCTGCCGCCCCGGCTCCACTGGATCGGCTCGGCCAGGTTACCCCCCGTCACGCGGACGGCAAACCAGGTCGTGTTGTCACAGAGCGGATAGGTCAGCAGCGTCAGTACCGGCAGGGGTACTTCGCTGAGCAGGCCGGCAAAGAAGCCCGTGCCCAGCGCGTAGAGGGGGCGCACCGGCACGTTGACCGTCTGGCCGTTCCAGCGCAGGCTGACGAAACCCGTCACCTTGCCCTGAAACCCCCGCACATCTACGACGCCCGGTGCCACTTCGGTCATGGCGATGCCGGCGTCGGCGGTGAGGGCCGAGGCTACCAGCGTAACGCCCAGCGGGAGCACCAGCTGCCAGCGGTTGAAGGCGCAGCCGGCGGGCCGGTTGACGTAGGCACCCAGCCGCGTGGCGGTCAGCGACCCGGTCGTGGGGTGTACTTCGATGGCCCAGACGCCCGCCCCGTCGGCGTGGTCGGCCCGGACGCGGAAGTGATACCAGTCGGCCCTGGCCCCGCCAGCGGTAGAGAACGAGAAGATGGGCGTCGTGGCGGCCGGCTGGTAGCTGTAGCCCCCGTCGCGGGACACCGACCAGCTCAGACCGGACGTTTTGCCGGCGATAGAAAAGGTGTAGTCCACCGTCTTTCGGCAGTCGGCCAGTGTGCCCGACACGTCGGCCGACGCGATGAGCTGCAGTTCCTGGGGTTTGGGGCAGGTGCCGTCGGGCATCCGCTCCCAGCCCAGCGGGCCGAGCAGGTTGGGGTCGGGCCAGCCCACGGGGGGCGTCGGGCCGCTGCCCGATCCGGAACCCGACGAGGAACCCGAGCCACTACCGGAGCCCGAGCCGGCACTGCGCCGGGCGATGAGTTCGAGCAGTCGGCGGAAGTACTGCACCGTGGTTGCATCCGCCGGCTTGGGGCAGAGGTCGGGCTCCACGGGCGTCAGCTGAATGGGGCTGTAGGCCGGGGCGCAACCGTCCGGCTCTCCGCACTTGGCGCAGGGTTTGTCTGGGTTGTTATCGGAGCAGTTGCAGGCCATAACCAGTTTTTTGTTGCGCCCAGGCTAGTGCCTCGGCCTGTTGATACGGGGTCTGGTAGCGTCGGGCCGAGTAGGCGACGACGACATCCAGGTCTTTAGTTTGCCGGCCTTCCTGAATGATGTAGGCCAGTATGGCGGGCCATGACCCGTCCGCAAGCAGATCGTTCATGTGGCCGGGCTGATGTGGTTGATGGAGTCCACCAGCTGATGCAGCCGCAACATCTCCTTCTCCGCCGTGAATACCGACAGGTGGGAGATGGCGGCTTCGAGGGCCAGCAGCCCCCGGTCAGCTAGGGTAAATCGGTTGGTCATCGTCTGACGGTGCTGGTTGATCTGGGGCAGGTTCGCGCTGTCGTAGGAGAGGCTGGCCGCGATATGGCCCAGCTTAAATTCCAGGCTCCGGCTGATGAGCTGGGTGAGGCTGGTTCGACCCACGACCGCTTCGACGGAACCCGTCATGCTGGCGGTCGGATCGGCGAAGGTCTGCTCGGCCAGGATCGGCGCACTGGCTACGATCTGACCTGCCCCGTTGATTTCGCGCCACTCGGTAATGATCTGGGGCGTGGCGTCGAGTTGCCACAGCCGGCCGGATGGGGTGCTGACGACCAGTGACTCGGTGTTGATCCAGGCTCCGTCGCTGCGCACCCAGAGGGTGATGCCCGTCTGGGCGGGGCGCGTCAGGCTGTAGGAATACAGCGGCCGGGCCTGCCCCGCTTTGGCTTTGACCAGCATCGTAAAGATGTAGACGCCATCGGTGGGGGCAAAGGGAACGATGTAGGTTGGGGTGGAGTCGGCGGGGTCACGCTGCAGCTCATATTGGCCGATCTCGTCACCCGTCCGGGCGTTGGTAACCACCAGCAGGACGGCGGACTCGGCGCGGGTGGGATTGAGTCGGTTGGACGGCAGCGACTGACCCGCCGGAGCCGGCGGCCACCAGCCACCGGGATTGTTGGTAGCGTGGTAGTCGCCCGTCAGGTCGCTGAGCTTCATCCCTGCCTGGGAGCCGCTGCGCTTGAGGATGGAAAACCGGGGCGTGAGCATGGAAGCAAAACTAGATGCCCGCGCCCCGGCTATGTTGACAGCCCCCCTGTCAAAAGATTTTCAACAAATGCCAAACGGGGAACTATCCAGTCGATCATTATGGTTGCGTAGATAGTTGATTTAAATTGATATTAGTTGACAACCAAAACAAAATAAAACAATGCACGATATATTATTATCGCCACTCAGAGTGGAGGATTTAACCAAAATAATCAACGCGGCTGTTAAGTTAGCGATGCAAGAATACCAACAGACTAACACGCCTAGTCCTGTTAGCGACATTATAGGTATTCGGGCTGCAGCAGAGATTACCAGGCTCAGCCGAGCTAGGGTTTATGCTTTGGTAGCTCAACGAAAAATACCTCACTTTAAAAGGGGCAATAGACTTTCGTTTAAATCATCGGAATTGTTGGCCTGGATGCAAGAAGATAGGAGGGATTAGATACAGAAAAGACGTACTAGCGTATGAATGAGCCAAACGAAGAACAAGATATTGATGACCCGATAGACGAGGGTAGCACTTTAGCCGACCGGATGCAGTCGGGTGGGCCGGGCTGGTCAAGCGAAGCCAGTAACGACAATGTAGATACGCCGGCCTTTGAAGTAGAGGAGATCAACATACCGGGTGAGTTGCTGCCGGGTGGTGGGCTGCGGCTATCTAATACACCTGACGCCATGCCGGAGCTGATCACATCCCTTAGGAAGCTTCGAGGTATGACTCAGGCCGAACTAGGGGAGGCCATCGGCTATCCGGCTCCCGTCATTGGCAACATTGAACAGGGTAGGCGCAAGTTGGGGTTGAAGACGCTGGGTGATCTATTCAATGCGCTGGGTGGTGATCTATACATTGAGTACCGTGAGAAGCGCATTGAGGACTAAAAGACTCTTATTTATCCCACCAGTACTTGTAATCGTAGTAGTCAATCCCTCCGTGCCAAGAGCAAGTGCCTCGCCCCGTGGAGGGACTTCTCCATCCATCTTTACACACGCAGCCGATAAACTCCTTCGTTCCCTCAGTTACCGAAATAAATAGAAAGGAAACAATTACCAGCATTGCACCATACTTCTTGTATTTGTTGTATGGCGTTGGCATTTGATACAGCAAATAAATAAAGCCAATTGGACCGTACATAATTGCTGGAAACGAGTAGTCAAAAAAATCAAATAGATTCATTTTTTTGAACTCTCCCTCTTGCCATAGGTAAGCCGTTGCTACCGAAAAGGACAGGATTCCAAATAAAAACCAAGCCTGCAACATACGTAAAGGGGCGTTTAGTGATGCAACGCACACCAAAAGCCACTCCGCTATGAATACTACCCTTAGTAGGGAGATGAGCGAATGCGTTTCTGGTCTCCACCCGTCGGGGCGTCGCCACTGATTACTTCAAACCCAGTGTAGCTAGTCGGCTCTTTTCTTATCGCCTTCTGCGGTAGTTGGTTGTTGATCTGAATATTAATCTGCCTAATAACTTCTTGAGGAATGCCGCCCACCTCCGCTCCCGAACGGAGCAGACTCTGTATTTCTTTGTTGAGTTGCTTTTCGTAGTCGGCTTCATTTTTAAACTCACCGAACGGCCCCACAAATCGAATCAGGGACACGGCATGGAAAAAGAACTTACCAACGCCATTGAGGCCGGTCTCCGTAAACATCTCATCCGCCCACGGCTTGTCTTGCAGGGTGGCAATTGCCCCACCAACAAGCTCATTGGCAATGGGCGGCAGGTACGTGGACAGCGTCTGTGACGCCACATCCCAGAAATATTCGTCCGTTTCTGTTTTCCGCTTTTCTTCATCGTCGGCCAATAAGTTTCTGACGTACTTTGCCAGCGCATTGATGGCTGCGGTAATGGCAGGAATAATGACCGCGTTCAAGCCCAGTTGAAGGGCTAATCTACCCCTGGCTTGCGCCTTGAGGGTAGGGTCGGTAGCCGCGCCGGCTTCCAGAATACGCTGGTAAGTGGTGTTGGAAATCTTGGCAGCCTGCCCCCGATACATATTCATCATTCTAGCCACCGGGTTGTCAATCATCTGGATGGCCGCCCGGTCGGTCTGATCGTAGGTCTGGTTGGAGTAGTAGAGAGCCCCCACCGCCCGGCGGGCCGCGTCCAGCCGATGCTCCTCGGGCGAAGCCGTCGGCATGGTGTCCTGCGCCTGGGCCAGTGCCGCCCGGTAAAAAGAGGCCACGACGGCCTTGTCCGCCCGCTGAATGGCAGACAATCCATACTCTTCAATAAAGCCCCTCATTTTCTGACCAATCCGCTTGGTTCGGGTCGGATTTTGACTATACTGTTGCCATGTGTCAAAGTCAACATCCGGCGTGGCTTCGCCCAGCAGACGCCACAGCAGGACGTTGGCAGCTTCCCCGCCCGGTAGCTGGGCGACCTGACGCAGCTCCTGCTCGGCCAGATCAAAGTCGGTCGGGCTGCCGTTATACCACTCGGGTTTGCCGCCCCGCCCGATGAGTACGTAGCTCTCGCCGATCATCTTGCCGTAGTGGGGCATCTCGGTCCATAAGTATTTACTGTCAATGAAACCTGATCCAAAGGCTGCAATATAGCCAGTGGTCTGTTTGAGACCTACTGAAAAGTTAGTAGCAAACCGACTAATGGTCGCTCTCTTCATTAGATTTCCCACACTCAGTCCCATTATAGAAACCGCGTACTGGTTGCGGCTGACATGGGGTTTGCCCAGCCGGTCCATCGCCGTCAGCCAGGCCGACTCCGGCCCGCCCGTACCGCCGAGCCCTACCGACTTCCAGTAGTTTTTCTGGTTGCCGGTATAGCCGTTGGCCTGGGCTACGTGCAGCCGCTCCATCTCGGCGTACACCGGCTGGTACTGCACGTAGCTTTCGGCCTGCCTAGCGTAGCGTTCCACCACCGCCGTAAAGGGCTCTACGATCAGCCGGGACGGAATACCCGTGCGGCTTTGCAGCAGACCAACATCCTCAACGGTCTGGCTGACACTGCGCCGGTTGATTTCTTTCTCGTCGCGGATGGTGCGCAGGGGGAAGTATTCGTTGTAGAGCCGCAGGCTGCCGCCCGTCGAGGTCTGGTAGGTGTCGGCCACCACCGGGGCGAAGCCGTCGCGCATCGTCCGCCAGGTGTCCAGCATCTGCGTCAGGGTGGGGTCGGCATCGACGCGGGCTTCCAGGTCGCGCAGCTCGTCCAGACTCAGCGCAACGCTGAGCGTCTGCGTGTCGTCGTCGGGCGAGATCATCTCGAAGACGGGTGGGGTAATGCGCGTCTCTACCCCGTTCACCAGTTTCCTGCCGCCGTTGGTGTTGGCCATGATGGTCTTGTGCTGGGCCACGATGGTCAGCACCCGGTCCACCGGAATGTCGATACTGCCCGCCTGTCCGTTGACGACGGCGGTGGTGGAGAATCGGGGCACATCTTCTACCGCCGTCAGGGAGCGGTGCGTCGTCAGCCCCCGGCCGGTTTCGTAGAGGGCGTTGAGGGCGTCGTGCTTGATGACCTGCAGACCCGCCGTGCGGTTGCGCGACGCATCCAGCAGGCCGATCAGGTTCTTGGCCGTTTTGCTACCCTCGCCGTACACCAGCCGGGCGAGGTTGCGGATGTCCATCGTGTAGGCTGCGGTGCGCAGGGCGGCATACAGCTTGCCTTTGTAGAGTTGGCGGGCCGTATCCACGTCGGCCTGCTGGGCGGCCAGGTCGGGCGCGACGCGCACCATCTCCCCGGTATCGGGGTCGGGCGACGCCCAGCCGTACTGCAGCAGCTGATCCTGCTGGTCTTTACTGAGTGTGTGCTGGGCCAGCCAGTTGTTGTCGATCACCGCCGGCAGTGGGCCCGTGTGCAGCCGGGCCCGGTCGGGGGCCATGTCCAGCTGCGCCGACAGGTCGCCGATCTGCTCACTGGTCGCCAGCGAGAGGGGTAGTCCGGCGAGGAGTTCTTCGGCACGGGCGTCGGCGAAGGCGTCCAGGGTCGTCTCGGGCGAAAGGGTCAGGCCCAGCTTCGCGCCGATCCGCTTCATCATCACCCGCAGCCAGGTGGCGAACCGCTTAGCGATAGTGGGCCGGGTCATGGCGGCCCCGCGTTCGCCGATGGCGGTAACCAGGGCTTCTTCGAGTAGCTGCTCATCGCTGAGCCCCCGGCCGGCGTAGGTATCCCGCACCCGGCTTTCGTACTCGCTGCCCCGCACCAGGTCCAGACCCGACTGGTAGAGGTCGGGCATCTCGGCTTTGGCCAGGGTGGTGTAGACGTGGCCAAATTCGTGGATGGGCGCGTCGGCGGTGGCGTAGTCGGCGTTGAGGTAGACGACCCCGTCCCGAACGCTGCCCAGTAACCCCTCGCCGAAGCCTTCGGTCATGGCCTCGTTGGACAGTATCTCGACCCGCACCCTCGGAAAGGCGTTGCCGAGCCGGCTGGCCATCGCTTCAAGCCGGGCCCGGCCGATGGGGTCAGATGTCAGCGTTCGTCCGTCGGGCACCCGCTGCTCCCGGATCGTCGGCAGCCGCTTGGGAATGGCTTTGTCCACCAGTGCCTTCGCCTGGTTCTGCTCGGCCTCGCTGGCTTCCATGAGCTTGCTGGCCAGGATCGACCGGCGTTCTTTGGTAGCCACGACGTACACGTCGGCAATGACCTTGCCGTCGGCGGTGGTGTTCAGGGCCGCCACGCGGACGAGGTAACCTTTCTTGCCGGCTCCCGGCAGCGTATAGTTTTTGTAGTAGCCTTCGACGGCAACGTTTTGGGCCGCGACGGGTTCACCCACCGAGGGGGTAGATGGAGCGGCCACGGCGGCTGCGTTGGCTTCGTGGATGTTGGCCGGCAGCGTCAGGGAGCGAACGCCCCGCCCGTCCCGCACGGCGTCGAGGGGGTAGGTGAACTTACCTTTCTTACCCAGTCGGTCGCGGTTCACCACCACCTGCCCGTCTTCGGTGAAGCCAATGATCTTGGCCTCGAAGGGGTTGGTGCGGCCCACCTGCACATCCATGCCCACCGCAGCTTCCACGGTCGAAGACCTCACGGACAGGGGCGTGGCTGCTCGTCCGCTTTCGGCAGCGGCCAGTTCGAGATCGGTAGCGTCCATGCCGTCCAGGTTGATGTCAGCCATGCCGGACGGGGGAGTAGCCGGAGTCGTCGTCAGCCCCCGGCCACGGGCGATGAGGGGGTCAATCTCGGCCCGGCGGTTCTGGTAGATCACCTGATCGCGGGTGTCGGAGCGGCCTTCGCGGATGCGGTCGGCGATGCCCTGCGCCAGTTCGGGCGTGAGCAGGAAACCCGACGGGTCTTGCCGGAAGGCGCGGTAGTCGCTGTCGGAGACGGGCTGGTTCAGCGCGTCCGGATTCCCAACGGGAGCCGTACCGCCGTCTGGATTTGCTGGCGCACCTGGTTCTGCAACTGCTCCGTCCGCAACGCTACCATCGGGCTGATCGTTGCCAGCGACTGCGACAGCCGGCTCAGCACCTGCTGGCGTTGGGTCGGCGGCAGGCGGTGCAGCTGCCGGTTCAGGTTGAACAGCAACGCCTGCATCGGCAGGGAGCGGATCGCTTTGGCCCTGGCCGGGTTCTGCCACTGCACCGGGCTGGTCTGTATTGTCGGCGGGGTTTCCGGCCGGGGTTGTGGACTCTCCATTGTTGGTTTGGGCTAATTCATAAAGCGTGGTAAGCACTTCGTTTACCTGGTACAAGCCGGGTATATTTTCGTCAATATAGCGACCCAGCACCTCGGCGTCGGATGCGATCAGGCCGTCGCCTGGGCGCATGGCTTCGAGCTGAGCCGCTACCGACTGCACGACCGAGCTGGCCGCGCCGATCTCATCGGCGGTAAAGCCTTCACCCTGCGCCTGCACGATCTGCGCTACCGTATCCGACGAATAGACCGCGTCGAACAGGGCGACAGCCTGGTTCATGCGCTGCTGGCCTACGGGCGTCAGCGCGTCGGGGTCGGTGGCCGACTCGGCGGCTTCGGCCTGGGTGTCGGCGATGGCTTCTTCGATGGCCTGACCAACCACCGGCCCCGGCAGCGCACTCATCTGCGCCTGCAGATCGAGCACCTGCAAGGCAGAAAGCACATCGCCCTTGCGGATGGTCCGCTCGACACCTTTGCTGTCCACCAGCTTCACGCCGAAGAGTTTGCCGTTCTTGTCGTAGGCGAAGGCGTCGGCCAGCACCTGCCCCTCGGGCAGCGTATAGGGCAGGCCGTTGATCAGGACGATGCCGTTCTCGGGGTCGTAGGCTACCGGCCCGTTTTCCAGGATAGACTGGGGATCGGCCGCCGTGGATACGGGCTGGGGCGAATCGGGCGTGGGTGAGGGACTGGTCGGGTTTGTTTCATTGGCGGGGGCAGCGGTCAGGCCGCGCTGATCGGCGATGAAGTTGATGTAGTCGCGCAGGGGCCGCTCGTCGGCGGCCACGGTACGCCCCTTGAAGCCGTCGCGCCGACCCAGCAGGGCCGCGTCCGGCAGGGCGTTGATGGCGGCTACCGTCGTCGGGCTGAGTTTGGCTTCCAGCCTGGCGCGAAGCTGGTTGGTCTGGGCCTCGCGCCGGGCGTTGGCTTCCTGCTGCAGAGCCAGCTCGGGATCGTAGCCGCCGATAAAGCCGTTGTCGGCGTCGCTCAGTAGCTGCTCCATGTCGTAGGTCTGGGACGTAACCCCGCCCTCACCCGGCATCGCCAGGGTGATCGTCGGCACCTGACCGTCCTCGCTGCTGACGGCGTCCACGCGGATAGGGTCGGCGATGCCCGACAGCCGGACGAACTCGCCGGGCTGGTAAGCCGACAGCGGTTTGATCTCGGCGGTGACAAAGCCGGGCTCCTCGGCGACGGTGCGCGGATTGGCGACGCTGACCGATGGGGGAGCCATGTCGGCTTCGTTGCGCACAACGACTTTACCGGCGGGCAGGGTGACGGGTACGTCCGGCTGACCATCTTCGGTCGGCTGGCTGATGGTGACCCGCTGACCGTCGGCGGAGATGTCTACGATAGAGCCGGACACGGGCCCGTTCTCGCCCTGTCCGCTGGCCAGCATCCCCACGTCCAGCCGGTCGATATGGCCCAGCCCTTCCGAGACGGCTGTGGCCTGGCGGCCCGTCAGCAGTCCGTCCACCTGATCGGTGAGAAAGCGCATCCGGCGGTCATCTTTGGCCCGTTCGCTGTCGCTGTATCCTTCGGGCAGGGCCGCGTTGATCTCGGCGATCCGGGCGGCAATGTCGATCTTATCGTCACCCTGGGCCGCTGCGTACTGTTCCTGCAGGGCAGGTAGTTCGTTGGCGACCGCTTCGGCGGCCATGATCCGGCCGCTGACTTCGGGGATGTGATTGCGGGTGATGTCGTAATACTGATACCGCTGAAAGGCGGTCGTGTTCGGCAGGCGCGAGAAGCGCATGGCCACGTCGATGAGGTCGGCCGCGTTCTGGCGTATCTCTTGCCGCGCCTGGGGCGATAGGTTCGGCTGACTGTCCAGGCCGTCCAGCATCGGACTCAGCCACTGCTGCACGTCTTCGACGCCCTGACCCTCGCGGATGCGCTGGTCGATGGCCCCGAAGAGCGTTGGCGTCATCGCGCCCGAGTTATGGAACGTATTGAGAAAGCCGCCCACCGCTGCGCCCATCGACATGGAGCCGATGATGTTGTTGAGCACGCTGTTCATGGACTGGTCGAACTGCCCCTTGCCCGTGGCGGCATTGGCCCCAACGGTGTTGTTGAAGATCAGCTTGGCGAACTCTTCGCCCGCCGACTGCAGCCCTTCTTCGTAGACCCCTTCTTTGATGACCCCTTCGAGGATGTTGGCCGGGGCCGCCTTGATGCCCCGCATCAGGGCGTTGGTGGTGGATTTGGCCGCCTGACGCAGCGAGGCTTCACTGACGCCCGCCCGCAGTTCGGCGAGGCCCGCCTTGATGGCCGAGTCGCGGATGCTGCGGCCGGCTCCCGCGAAAAAGTTCTTTTCGATGCCGAGCCGGCTTTCCATCACCCCCATGACGGGAGCCAGCAGGCCAGCAAACAGGCTCGTCTCGGTAGGCGAGAGGCCAGCAGCCCTGGCTTCTTCGGTGATGGGGCGAACCATCGAAACGGTGGACGACAGCGTAGAGAGGCCCATCTGCGTCTGGCGCAGGCGAGCTGTCAGGACGCCCGCTTCGGCCAGATCACCGGCCAGCTCGGCGGCCCGGATGAGTTTGGGAAGCTGGCCGATCCTGGCGGCTCCCAGCGCGGGGGCCATTGCCGAGATGGCGGTGAAGAGTCCTTCGCCCAGGGCCGCCCCGGTGCCTTCGTCCAGCGCACCTGTCCACTCGACGCCGTCGTTATACGACAGCAGCGTCTTGGGATCGACGGCGAACTTCACCTGTTCGAGTCCGTTGTTGATAAACTCGCTGACCGAGCGTAACCGGTTCAGCACCGCGTCGGACTTACCCAGACCGAGTGAAGACTGGCCGATCTGCTGGTCGGCCGCGTCGAAGGCCTGTCCGAACCCTTCGGCGGTGCGGGGTACGTCGCCCCTGATCACCTGACCGGCGGCCATCATGCCGGCTTCGATGCCGCGCTCGGCCCCGAGTACCGTCTCGGGCAGCTCAACAACGCCCTGCGCCAGCGACACTAGCCCGTTCCACAGGCCTTTGCCTACGCCCCGCGTGGTGGCGGCCAGCCCCGGCTCGGACGGCGGGGCGGTCTTAGGGCCGGCCAGCCGCTCGGCCCCACCCGGCAGAAAGGCCGCCCGGTTGATTTCGGTGCCGGCGATGCGGCCCAGCTCTTCGAGCTTGGGCATGAACTGATCGACGTAGTCCGGCCCTTTGGCAACGGCATTGTTCCAGCGGTTCATCACCTGGTCGTAGGTGCCCAGTCCGTTTTGCTCAATGGCTTTGGCGACGCCAGCCACCAGCGGATCGTTGCGTTTGTAGGCGGGCGGGCTGCTGCGCACGGGCGGCATATCACCGCCGAAGCTCAGCGAGTCGGCCGGGCTGGCAGCCGCTGCGGGCTTTCCGTACTGCGAAGGGGGTAGTGGCTGCATCAGTCTTCGTTAAGGAGTTGCTGGACGTAGGTTCGGGTGGTGGGCTGGTCGGGGCCGTCGTAGCCCGTGGGCTGCATGGCCGCAGCGCGGGGGTTGGGCGACCCGAAGGGGGTCAGATCGGTCAGGCCCGCTCGGGTGTTCATGCTGGTAGAGACGGGAATAAACACGTCCTGATTGAATTTGGTTGTGCCGTCGGCGGCCTTGAGGTTGACCTTCGCCTTGACGGCCATGATGGGCACCCCGGCCGGACCACCGAAGCGGGCCGCCGGCAGCTGGATGATGCGGCTGGGATCAATCTCGGTCACTTCGCGCAGGATGCCGTCTTTCATCGGGATGACCTTGCTGCCGTCGGCCGAGATCACCGCTGGCCCCGTCACCGTCTGTCCACCCCCGACGCGGTACATCACCTGCCCCGGCGTCACGGCATTGACCTTTATGGGTTTGTCCTGTGGTATGGCCGGATTGTCGGCGTTGGTCAACTCGCGGGCGTTCTTATCGTCGTAGCCCAGCGCGGCCAGCAGGGCGTCGCGCTCCCCGGCCACGATACCGCTGCGCTGGGGGAAGGAAAGGCCCGACTGGCCCGGCACCTGGAACCGCTCGTTGAAGCCCGTCGTCGAAAACAGTCGGTCGTAGTAGGACGGCAGACCCGCGCCGGGCACTTTGGCTTTGGCGGCCGCTTCTTCCTTTCGTGCCTTTTCACGGGCAGCGCGGTCGGCCCGGCGTTCGCCGATGTCCTGCGCCTGGAACCGCTCGGCCTGGTTGAACTTCATCTTCCACTGCTCGTTTTCGATGGCGTCCTGACGGAGCTTGTAGGGGTCGGGCTGCTTCATGCCCCAGTTCACCCCGCCCTGATAGCGGAGTTTGTTGTCCACGTAGTCGCTGGCTTGGGCGGGAGAGAGCCCGTCATTGAGGGCTTCTCGGTAGATGTCTTCCCTTGAGGCCGGCACGGGCGCGTAGCCGATGTGGTTGCCCCGCTCGTCCTTGACCGACAGCCCCCACTCGTAGCCGGGCTTGGTGCCTTTGGCGATCCGGTCGAAGACATTCTTGGGCGGCTCATAGCCACCGGCATAGGGCAGGTCCGGCCGATCCCCGTTGGTAAACTGGGCGAAGGCCGTGTCCATGTCGCCCAGGGCCAGCTTGCCATCCTGCTTGTCTTTGAGCCAGAGGGCGTAGTTGGTTTTGTTCTGCTGGGCCTGCTGCAACTCCCGGCTGGTGGTGAGCATGGTGTTGAACTCGCCCATGAGGTAGTCGCCCTTCTCGCGCCGGAACCTACGCACGTCGCCCTGGTATTCGTTCTTGATGATGTCTTCGACCTTTCTGCGCCAGGGTTCGGCGAACTGGTTGTAGAGCCGGCTGGCGTCGGGGCCGAGCAGACCCATGCTGCCGATCTGGTTGTTGGTCTTTTCCAGGTCCACGATGGCGGCCTGCCGTTCGGCGTTCTGCTGCCGCCACACCTCGTTGAGCTGCGACTGGAAATACAGCCCGGCCTGCTGATCCGCCCTGCGCTGGGCCAGATTCTCGGTCGGCATCAGCGCAGCCGCCAGCGTAGGAGAGGGGGCTGAGTTGGGGTTAGGGGCAAAGCCGGGCGTTATGGGTGTCATCGGTGTGAATCAGTAGGTGGATTACTTTTTGCCGAAGCTGGTGTTGATACCAATCGGCGCGGAGAAGCCGGCGAAGGGCGCGTTAGCCGACTGCTGGTAGCCCTGACCCATCTTCGCCATCTCGGCCTGCAGGGTCTGGAACGCCGAGCCGGGGCCGTAGGTCTGGTTGTAGCTGAATCGGTTGCCGATCTGCTGCAGGTTGGCGACCATGCTTTTGGTAAAGGCGTCCCGGCTGTTAACGGCGTTGTTGTAGGCCAGCGAATAGTTCTGGTTGTCCTGCGCCATCTGCTGACCCACCGCCTGTCCGTAGACGCCGAGGTTCTGCCGGCGACGATCGGCCGCTGCCAGTTCGAGGTTGAGTCCGGCGTCCAGCGTGTTGCGCCCCGCCGTACCCAGAGCCGACAGCACGGCCGCTCCGCTGCCACCGCCCCCCACGACATCGGCGATGCTCTGCACCTGCCGGTCGTAGCCCGAGCCGATGGCCCGCTCGGCCGCTGCCCGCTCCGACGGCAACAGTCCCTGATCGGCGCGGGCCGACACTTCGTTGAGGTAGCTCTGCCAGGCCGGGGTGACCGTCTGGGTCGGCAGCTTTCGGTTAGCCCCAATGGCCGAGCCGATAGCCCCCAGCGCATCCATGCCGATGCTGGCCCAGTCGCCGACGCCCATCTTCGCGGATGGGGCCGATGCGCCCGCCGATCCCGTCGCCTGGGTAGACAGGGAGCCGATGGCTTTCTGCGCCTGATCAATGGGTTTAATGGTCGGGGTGAAGGGGGTAGACGGCCGCTGGGGAACGATGGGCTTGGCCATGTTGATGGGTGATATCGGGTTGAGCATCCGCGTCCAGTAGGCCGGGTCTTCGCTGACCCCGCCCTCCCAAAACGCCTGCGTCTGGTCGGGATGGGTCGCCCGTTCCTTTTTGATGAAGTTGCCCAGCTCGGCAGCGGTGCCGCCGTCGATGAGCCGGTCGATGGTCTGTTTGGCTTTCTGATCGAAGATCAGCTCGCCGGCCCGCATGAGTCCGTTCACCTGCCCCGTCGTCTGGTCCACGATGAGCTGGTCTTCCTGCCGGCTGCCGGGGCTATACTGTCGAACTTGACCGGCAACGGGTCCGCCGATACCGGGTAGTGCGCCACCCTTGTAGGCAGCGAAGGTCGTCTGATCCTGGGGCATATCGTTGCTTACGGTTTTGTTCATCAGGTCAATAATCTGCTTTTCATCCAGCACCTGATTGAGTTCTTCGTTCAGTCTAGGGACCACCTTATTTACTAGCTGTCGATAAAGCGACGGGGTCACGACCTGTCCCGGCTTGAGGTTTCCGGCCCGGCGTAGTTGCATGATCCGGGCGTGAACCTCAACAGGCTTGGTGAGGTAATCGTCTTTGGACGCCTTTGACGAGCTATGGACCGCCTGCCGAATTAATGCTTCGGAGGCCGCCCAGCCAGGTGTTATTGCCTGACCCGCGCCAAGTCTGGTTATGGTTTGGTCGCCCATAGCCCGCTGCCATTGATGGGTCGCTTCGTGCGCGGCATGTGTGTCGGCAGCAAATCCTTGTGTGCTGGGAATAAAGCTGCTATCTACCTTTGATTGGTAGAATGCACCAACGTCTGCTGTGTTCCCCTCATATATCCGGTCAAACTCTTCCTTCGACTTGACGATAACTGGATTGGCAATCCGGCTGGCAGCAACCGCGTCTTCCGGTCGAAGCCCGGCCCGACCCATAGCTGCTGACTGACGTATCCAGTTTCGTACATAATCAGTCCCTTTTTGGGCATTCTTCTGGTACAGACGCTCCGGCTCCCCTTTTGAGAACGTCTGGGGGGTCTGATAACCTTCGTTGGGTCTCTTGAATAAACTAACAGGCCGGGACGTTGCTGTTTGGTCCGTGTCCGTGCGTGCGACATTGTCAGGCAGGTCCATTAGCGGCATCGGGTTAGTTCGGCGGGGTGGCGCGGATGTAGTCGCAGGGGGCGGGGTGGACGATGGCCTGGTGGCGGATCGGTGGGCGGGTGGCGATGCCGACTGGTTTATTCGTGCCGCCAGGTACTGATCTGCCTGTTGTGGAGATACACCCATACGAATCAACTCATCCCTCGTGGGAAGGCGGGTGCCTCCCGGCGGCTGATAAACACCACCCTCGGCAGCAGCAAAGAGTGTGGGATCGGTCTGGGGCTGGTCATTGCTGACCGTCTTATTCATCAGATCAATGATCTGCTTTTCGTCCAGTACCCGATTCAGTCCACCCACGGCGTTCGGGGCATACTGCTCGGCCGACCGCTTTACTTTCTGGTACAACTCCGGGGTGACCACCTGCCCCGGCTTGAGGTCGGCCGCCTGCCGCATCTCCATGATCCGCGAGTGAACCTCAATCGGCTGGGTAAGGTAGGGGTCTTTGCTGGCCTTCGAGGAGCCGGCAACCGACTGGCGGATCAAACTCTCCGAAGCCGCCCAGGCAGGATTGGTAACCGACCGCTGACCCGGCCCGGACAGGCTGCGATCTCCCATCATGTCCTGCCACTGGTGAGTAACCTCATGGGTGGCCGCTGACTGGATAACCAGCGGATCGGCGTTGGGTCGAAGGATGGCTTCTTTGGTCATGGGGTCGTACTGCCCACCTGAGTCGTTGCCGGCACTGACTGAGTTGTAGGCAGCGTTGGTGTTCATCACCGTCGGGGTGTTAAGCAGCCCGGCGTAGACCGCGTCACCGGGGCGAAGCCCGGCCCGGCCCATTGCCGCCGACTGCCGCACCCAGTTGCGCACGTAGTCGGTGCCGTCGCGGGCTACCATCTCCTGCGACATCTGGGTAAACTCGTCGGCGGGTTTGGTCACGCTGTTGACCGCCTTGCCCAGTCCACCTGTCGTCTGGCCAGCCAGCATCGGCCTGGCTACTGCGGTGCGGTCGGCAGCCATCGTCGCCCCTTTGCCGGGACCGTAGACGCCACCACCGGCAAACGCCTGCAGGTACGACTGCCCCGCCATCGGCGTCTGGCCGGGATCGGCTGCCAGACCCGTCACGCCCGACGCCGACATGGAGAGCCCCCGTTGGATCAGGGCGGGGTTGCCTGTCACACCACCCGCTACCCCCAGGGCGACCCCGCCCACCGTCTTGAGTTTCCCCAGCCGGTTGTCGAAGTCGTCGGCGATAGTGTTGGCCACGTCGGTCAGGCCGGCGTTACGGGCCGTGTTCTGGGCCGCTGCGTTCTGGGCCAGGTTGAAGCCGGGTATCCAGCTGCCGATCTTACCGAAGGTGTTCTGGGTGCCGTCTTCCTTGTAGCCCGTCAGGCCCAGCATGGCCTTATCCCACCCCTTCGCCACCGTCGGCGGGGTCCAGTAGGTTGTCAGGGGCGTAGAGGTGGAGAATGTTGCCATTGTATGTGTGGAGTTATCAGCCGAAAGTTAGGTTGATTTTAGTTGACTTTCAACTGCGATAGAGTAGTCGGCCCTCAATCTCCGAAAGCAGCAGGGTCGGGTCGGCGGTGGGCGTCATGGTGATGCTGATGCTGATCCACTCGCCGTACATGCGGTAACTCTGACTACGCCCGCGCAGGGGGCCGAGCAGTCGGCCATCCCGAAAGCGAAACCGCCCGTCCGTGTCCGGCGTCAGGGTGACCTGCTGACCCATGCTGGACTCCACATCAATGGCTTCGATCCAGTCAGGACGCAGGCCAATGAGGATGTTGTCGAAGTACAGCGGCTGGCCGGGCTGGGGTACGTGCCGGTAGCGCAGCACGGGCCGGCTGTCCGGGTCTTTCCCCATCCGAAAGAGGCTGCTGCCGTCGGGGCTGGTGACCAGGACGTGGCCGCTGATGGCCCATGCCAGCCCGTTTACCCAGTCGTGCCAGGCGACAAAGGCGTTGGCCTTCTCGCTGTAGCTGATGCGCTCACTCGCGCAGAGCAGATGCACCAGTTCGTTCTCTTCGTCATAGACCACCGAGAAGGCCGACAGGTCCGTGTTCTGCAGGGCGTCATGCAGACCGTCCCGATCCGAGAGACAGTCGATGCCCGCCTGGGAGAAGCGGTAGAACTTGCCATTGCGCCGGTCGAGCCAGTAGAACGCCCGGCTGGTGACAACGTAGTGGCTCACCGCCTGCCAGCCAATGCGGCTCGTCAGCGTATCGGCTCCGGAGATTTCAGCCCCCGAAGCCTCGCCGATCTGCAGGGGTTTGCCCGTGGCGTCGGTGATGAGCTGCCGCTCGTTGACCCGCACCTTGCTGACGGCCCGGAACTGACCCGCGTAGAGTTCGCCGAACAACACGGCAAAGCCGGTGACGGGGCCGTTCTCGCCTTCGAGCAGAAACAGGTTTGGAGCCGGTATGCGTCGGTAGGCGTCCAGCCGCTGGCCGTCGCTTTTGACCTGCGACCACGCCAGTCCCTGTGGCCACCGCCGTTCGAGCCGGATGTCGGCCGGCAGCGGCTGAAACAGCCGGACGGTTTCTTTACTCTGCAGCCCCTGGTTGACGTTCCAGTCTTCGGGCTGAAACACGTTGATGGCCTGCCGGTAGCCGCCACCCCCGCCCCCCGTAGCTTCGATAGTCGGCATGGTGCCGACGTGCTTATATGTTCTGCCGTAGCGCAGGGCGTGGTTGAACTTACTCTCAATGACCGTAAAGATGCCGTGCCCGTGGCCTTCGGTGGCTATATACCCGCCAACCGGGGCGTAGTAGGGCAGCATCCGGGCCATGTCGATCAGGGGCAGGTAGGTGTCGCCACCCCAGACCTCTACCTCATCGAAGCGGTAACAGGCTTTGCCGCTGATAAACACCTGCGGCACCTCGCCCAGCACTATTTCGGTCAGGGGCTGGAAGTGGTTCGTCCACTGGAACGTCTGGTTCTGGCTGGCCGCCGGGGGCGTGTTGACTTCGAGGTTGACGATGGCGTAGCCGGCGGGCTTGGTGGGGGATTCGCCCCGGTCCACCAGCGAAAAGCCGTCTACTTTGAGCAGGTAGCCCGGCGTCTGCTGGGCCAGCCCCGCCGACGAGGTTACGCCCGGCGAAAAGACCAGGCTCTGGTCGTCGGCGTAGAACTTTTCAAGCGTCTGGTTGAGCACGGTCTTGTACGCCTGGCGGATGTTGGTCGTCTCGCCGGGGTTGGGCCTGGACCGGGCCGCCGGGCGCAGACTCAGGGCCGACTTGCCGATGTAGCGGTACGCCTTGACGTAGTGCTGGCGGTTATCGCCGTCGAGCTGGCGGACGTGGTTGCTGTCGTCCGGCCCGTGCATACTGCCCAGCAGCCGGAGCCGGGTGCCGGTGGGCGGGTTGGTATCCAGACTTCCCTCAACCATCAGATCGGGGGAGAGAAAGGTCATCCAGCCCGCCAGGTGGCGATAGACCGCCCCAGCCTTCGCCGGAATGTCGTTGAACAGCCCAAAGCCGTCACTCGTCGGCTGGTCGGTGAGGTGGTTGGTATAGCTGGGGATGGAGACGATGAACTTGTCGCGGCCACCCTGCTCCCAGAGGGCGGGCAGGGCGATACCCTGGGCTTTGATGCGACCCGACGGGTTGCCCCGCACGATGGCGAAGCCCGATACCTGCTGGCGGCCGGCCGCGTCGAAGACCATCTCGACGGGGATGTTGATGCCCGACACGGACAACCCCATCGGCCGGGCGACAAAGCCCATGCCGAGGGCCGTGCCCAGATTACGGGCAGCGGTGGGCGCGTAGGGAAAGGTGCCGTTGCCGGCGGGGTCGTCGTAGCGGTTGGGTGCGGCAAACGTGCCAATGGGCCAGGCGAATGTCGGCTGACCGATCATGTCGAAAAGGACCAGGGCGTAGGGGTAGCTCTCGCCCCCGCGCAGACCAACCCGGCTATGGGCTACCTGCACCCCTTTGTAGTCGCGGTAGTCGGCGACGATGGGTTTGGTGCGCGTGGCTATGGTGCCGTCCTGGCGTTTGTAGGCCGACTCGGTCAGGGGCGGGTCGTTCACCGCCTGCTTAAAGGTATAGGCCAGTCCCAGTGTCCGGTTGGGGGAGGTGGGAAAGCCGCTTTCGTCCAGGGGCATATCCACCAGCTTGGGCGAGAGCGTCACGGTCTGGGTCGGCGGGTCCAGCGGCATCGACAGGGTCAGATCACCCAGGATCAGCTTCTGCTTGTGCAGCGTCATCACCCCGGCCTGACTGACCACCTGATCGATCTGACTGAGCCGCGCCAGCGATACGGTCGTACCGAGGCCGGCGGGCTTATCGTGCGTCAGCCGCAGCAACTCGGCGGGCCCAACGGAGGGCCGCTCGGGTACGGCCCTGCGGTCGGCGATGACCAGGTCGGACCAGCTGCTGCCGTCGGCTGAATAGCTCATCAGCAGCTCGGCTTCTTCCCAGCGGTCGTCCGGCTGATCGACAATGATGTGGATGGCGGATTTGGTGGACACCCCCGAGGCTTCCATCTGTACGGGCTTGGTCAGGTCGGGCTCGCCCATATCCTGGCGGAGCGTCAGGGGCGTAGAGAGCGGGAAGGGGGCCGACTCTACCGATCCCGAACGGTAGCGGTAGCTGTAGCGGTAGAAGCCCGACAGCAGCGACCCTTCTTCGGTGGTCTTTTCAAACATCGGCGTACCCCACAGCACCGCCGGCTGCAGGGCAAACTGGTGGACGCTCCACCGCCGGGGGTAGTCCTGGGTGGACAGGTGGTGCGGACTGCCGAAGGCGTCGTAGCCGTCGGCCAGCGTCAAGCAGCGCGGCTCGTTGACCCCGTCGTTCCAGTAGACCCGCATCAGGCTTTCGGTTTCGGTTTCCAGCCGCGTCTGCAGCTTCACCCCGGCGGGCAGGTTGAGCTGCGCCCCGGCCGGATCGCGCCGGTCATCGAAGAGCACCTGCGCCGAGGCCGTCAGGCCGTCGATGTTCAGCGTCAGCCGGGCGATCAGATCGCGGGCTACGCCGGACGGGCGGTTGGGATTGGTCAGAAAGGCGAGGTAGTCGCCGGAGGCAACCAGCCCCTGCAGGCCGACGAGCCGGTACGACGCGGGCAGACCCGTCACGGTGACGGGTCGCTCGGGCTTTTCTACGGTCAGGGCCATGCCGCGCCCGTCACCCGTCAGGCCCAGGTACAGACTATGGGCGTACTGGTAGGTGCCGGGGGGAGTAAGCAGGGGGGCAAGGTCGGACGACATGCCCTTTTCAAAGGTCTGGCGATGGCGCATCGGCTTTGGGTTCGGTGGCTATAGATACAGTCTGTTCGGTATTGACGTTGATCGGGTTTTTGGGCAGGGAAAAGTAGCCAATACCGGACAGGCCTACCCGGAAAACGATCAGCACCAGTGCTACCCAGGGGTAGTCAGACACGGCAGATGCGCCGGCCGCAGCTTCGACCATTCGCTTGGCAACTTCGACAACGCCGATCAGTCGCCGGTCAAGGATAAAGTATTTGGGCGTAGCTTCCATGTCAGCGTCCGATGGTTATATACGCAAAGCGATAGGTCGTGGCGGCCGAAGGGGTGGCCGCCGTTGCCAGCGAGAAAGCCGACGTTGTCTCTCCCGTCGTGTATGCGGCCAGGGTTGTGCCCTGCGCCCCGGAGACGACGACGATAGGCGCATTGGTTGCGTAAGCGGACGGGAACGTAACGGTTGCCAGGGTTCCTGCGGCCGGGGAGCTGCCCGTGGTAATGGTAATTACTCCCGCCGTTGCTGTACCTACGACCGATACCGTTGGTGTGGTGCCCGCTCCGGCCCCGGCGGTAATTGTTGGCGTCAGGCCTGCCCCATAGACTGCACTCGCCGAGATTGATCCGGCGAGTTGTGCAATATCCCGGCCATTGTCGGTTTGCGTCCCGATGAGGACACGGTTAGTCGGCGTGGTGGTCATGGTAATTACGCCCATATTGTACAGGCGCGTGAACCCATGTGTCCATCCTGACAAACTCTTTGATGCCTGACCAATAGATAGTACCCCGGCTCCTGCCCCCAGTGTGCCCGTGATATATCGTAGCCCCACCGTCGCGTCATTGCTTCTGGCAGACCCAAACTTTAATTCAAACCGGGTCTGGCTGCTGTTGCTGTTGGTGAGGAAAAACTCACTGGCATCAACTGAGTTCAAGAAATGTCCATCTCCGCCTGACGTGGTGTTACTGGCCATTTTAAGGCCCGTACCCGCGTTGTGAGAAATGGACGGGTCGCCCAGCATAATCGTATTGCTGACGTTAGCCAGCTCCCGCCAGCCTGTATTGCCGGATAGCCCCCCGGCTTTGTAGTGCAAAGCGGCCGCGCTAGATGATGTGTTGCGATAGATCGACCCCACCGGAGCTGAAACAACCCCGTTGGGCGACCCGTCGCCAATCCTGTCCGTTCCGACCGGCGAGAGTTCAATCCACGTACCTGGGCTACCCGATGCTATACATATAAACCCTTCCGGCTGGCCGAGTTGAGGAGCCGGATTGAGCAGCTTATCGCCAGCACGCCAGTTACCCGCTGTTGGGGCTGAACTGCCGTTGAAGGTTCTAAGCGAAAACATACGCTTCCCGGCCCCGATGATGTAAGGTGTGCCGACTAAATCTGAAATCTCATTGTTGAGTATTTCAGAATCGGTTGACTGGTCGTTGACGTATATGCCCCGCGTGAAATAGCCGTCAATGAAATTGTTCGTAACCCGAAGCCCTTTGGTCAGCACCCGGTCAGAAAAGCTAAGATACTGCCCGATTGCGGCATACTGCCCTGACCCCATTTTACCCTTGAAGATAAAGGTGTTGCGATCAATAGCCACCTCGTCCAGCAGACCCAGCCCGGACGTGCTGACAACCACCCCGCCTGACTGCCAGTGGGTCGCATTGCTGTAGGCGGCCGTGCGGTAAAAGTAATTATCCTCAACCCGAAGATGCCGACCCGTCAGGTTGATAATCTGAATAGGTGAGTTGACCGACGTAGAGAAAAATTTATTTCCCCGGATCACAATATTGGTGTTTCCCCGGCCAAAGCTGTTCCCCGGCGATGCCACATTGACCGATACAACACTGCCCCCGCTAACCGTAGCGGTCAGAACCGCCCCGCCCGTTTGCAGACCGCCGTATTCGTCCAGGATGACGCCGTTGTCTTTTGCTGTTACGGTAGGGGCACTGGTGTAGTTACTGCCCCCCGACACGACACTGACCGAAGCTATACCCAGAATAGGGGTGGCCGAAGCTCCACTACCCCCACCGCCCGAAAAAATGATACTGGGCTCGTAGAGGTAGCCGTCTCCCGCGCTGGTAACGACGACAGAGGTAACTGTTCCGTTGCTGATCACCGCTTCGGCCGTTGCACCGCTACCGTCTACCGCAGAAACACTTACGGTTGGTGCGCTGGTGTAGCCGCTACCGCCCTGATCAACTTTTACAGCCACGACTTTCAGTGTTGCTGTGGCCTGGGCACCGCTGCCCCCACCACCCGAGAAAATGATATTGGGGCGGGCGCGTGACCCCCGGATAGAAATAACCCCATTGGCCGCGAAATCCTGATTGGTAAATACGTTGTTCTCAATAACCCAGTTTTGCAGGATCGCGTTATAGCTGGTATTGATAGCCGCCATATCAACCCCTCCGGCTACCGTCTGTATGCCGTTGCCGATTATCTGGTTGCCTGAAACCAGGATATTTTTATTGGGCACGGCGTAGTTGTCAGATGGAGACAGCGTGATAAATGTCCGGTTGTTTTTGGATACGTTATTGACAAACGAGCAGTCTTCCAGCTTGGCGATCTCGGTAAAATACGCCGTCTGGTTGCTGACGGTGTTGCCTTCCAGCACCACGTTTTTGCTGGTCATCACGCCCAACCCCCTGGTTCCGCTGTCAACAATATTGCCCGACACAACCCCGTTGGTTACGCCGTGCAGCTCTAAAGGAATAGCCCCGTCATAGCCACCGACCACCCGAAGGTTGGTCATAATATTGTTGTTAACTTCTACATTAGTGTGCGTGTCATACCGGGTAGGACCAACGGAGAAATTGTCTTCTAACCCGATTATATTCCCCCCTACATCGTCGAAGGTGTTGCCGTTTATTTTTATGTTGTTGTTGAGACGGGCGGCTACGGTAGCGCGAATAGAAACCCCGTTTTCGCCATGCAGAAAGCGGTTATTGGTAATCTCAATATTTTTTGACGTAGCCGCCAGATGCACGTATATGAAGTGATTAATCCCGTTCAGGAACGTGACGTTGTTGACCCGCCATCCATCCAGTGCAACGCCCATCGACTTAATAGCAGCCAACCGGGTGGTGTTGGAACTCATGTCCAGGGTTACATCTTCCAGCGCAACATTGTTGGCTGACATCGTTATCCAACCCGTTACCTGACTTGGATAACCAAAGTCAGGGTTAGCTTGTCCTACGATGCTGGCCGACGGGCGTAACACTGATTTACCAGGAACACCTCTCAATTTTTTTCCGGCCGGGATACTGAACTGGTTGGCTGTGTATGACTTGGCATCAAGCAACAAAACAGGGTCCGGCGAAGTCAGCGCGTTTACGATCTGCTCGGTATCGGTGGCACCGGGAAACCACTTCACCAGCGCATCTCCCGTATAGACTCGCTGGTAAAACGCACCACCAGCCCCAGCAACAATCGTGCCCCCGTTGGCCGAGAATGAGCCCGACTTGCGCACCCATTCGGAGCCGTCAAAGAAAACCTTTGACTCCGTTGCATAGGCAAACGCGTTAACGGAAGAGAGCGAGGTAACCTTCGTTGAGAGCTGATTGTCAATCTGCGCTTTGGAATAGACGTTTCCGATCTGCGCTGCTGCCTCTCCCGACAGCAGCGGCAGACTAATTCCCCAGTATGCATAGGGGTGGTAGGTTGTTTTGGTGACGAGGTAGGTGGCAATTCCGCCACCGGCACTGTTGAGTACGTGAACGATGTAGCCCTTACCTTCTTCCAGCGTAAGTTGGTAAGCAGCCAGTGCGTTCATGTCAGGAAGGGTAGGGATACCGGCATCGCCTTTGGGGCCGGGAGGGCCAGGAGGGCCGGGTAGTCCGGCGGCACCCTGATCACCTTTGGTGCCGGGTAGCGAAATGATGTTTCCAACGGTAGGCATAAGTCCTGTCTCTGGGGGTGAATAGGGTTCGGTATAGTGAAGACCGCCCGGCAGGCGCGACATGCGGTAGGCCAGCAGGTTTTCTTTCTGGGCCTGGGTCATCATCTGCACCCGCCCTCTGGTCCAGCCAATGAGCCGGTCGGCTTCGGCTTTCAGGGGCTGGTAGAGGTTGACGGTGCCCTGCGAACGGGTCTTTTTGTCCAGTCCCATCCGCCACGCCCAGCGGGCCATCCAGCTTTTCTGGATCGCGGCTTCGGCCATCTCGGGAATCATTAGCCGACCGGCTCCGTCGAGGGGCATGGAGTCGTAGCGGATGGTGATCTCTTTGTGGCCACGGGCGTAGATGCGCGATCTGGCCCGGTCGGGGCGGATGCTGGCGTCCATGCCGTAGTCGATGACCCGGACGCAGTCGGCGGGCATATCGGCGAAGCTGTCGATCACCGGCAGCTTTGTCTCCATGATGGTGCAGAAGGGCTCCATGCCAATTTCGGTCAGGGTGTCTATTGCCCAGCTCTGCAGCAGGGGCAGGTTCTCGTCGGGCATGGGGCCGTCGTCGCCGGGCCACTCCTCGCTGAAACGGTAGATGCTGTCGGTGATGGATAGATACATGGCTATGGGTTGGTGCCGTTATTGACGGGGTCTGGGGTTGTGGACAGTATGGCCTTGCCTTCTGCCGACAACAGCCGGAGTCTGATCTGACGTATCCACCGGGCCGGGATGGGCAGCGTCTGGTAGGACGGCACCATCTCCCAGGGTTTGGCGGGAATGTACTCGCCTTCGATCCGGTCGGGCAAGCCCATCTCGGGTGAGTAGGCGATCAGCAGCTTGCCGGTATTGGCCGTGTCCGCTTCGTAGCAGTAGGAGATGTGCCAGTCGCTGCCTTTCCAGCGGCCCCAGCCCGACTGGCCGATACCGGCGTAGAGTCGCTGGCGGGACGAGACGGCCGACAGAAAGGTGCCGGCTCCGTTGTGGAGGTCTTTGAGCCACACTTTGCCGGTCGCCGACAGGGGCTTGGGGATCACCCCTTCCGAGATGGCCACCCCGCCCTTGCCGAAGTTGATGGGCGTAAACTCGCTGACCGAGAAGGTCTGGTAGAGGTCGGGGTTGACATCCCGGTTCTGCTGAGCGGCCAGCAAGACTTCGCCGTCCATCAGCTCGGCGATGGCTGATCCGATCCAGAGCGACACCTGCCGGGTATCGACGGGCTCGTCGTCAGTTAGCTGACCACCCCCGCGCATCAGCAGCAGCAGGTCGTATATAAGCCCGTCCATCGAGTCGGGTGCCGGTATCTGTTCCATGCGCTATATGCTTTCGTAAAAGTCACGGGCTTTGGCCTGACGGACGTTGCCCTTCTTATCCTTACTGAGCCGGAAAATCTCGATGCGCAGCTCTTCGTACTCCTGTGCGTAGGCCTTCTGGGTGAGCAGCAGAGCCTTGAGCATGTCCGCCTGGTCCTTGCTGGTTACCAGCTTGGGCTCGTCGCTGGCATCTTCGGGAAACTCGTCGTCGTCCTCGAAGTCATCGTCTTCATCCTCGAACCGGCGACCGCGCTTCTTCTTGGTTTTCTTCCGCTTGAACATCTCGCCCAGGTCAAAGCAGACGGGCGTGTTCTTGATGGCCTGGGTGAACTCGTCCAGCTTGTCTTCGAGCATGATGAGCCGGTCCCACTTGGGGTCGAACTGCAACTCGCGGAATACCCGCTCGGCCTCTTTGAACACCGGCAGGTCGAGGTGACGCGCCATTGGTCGCAGGGTGCTGCTGGATGACCAGCGACGGGGGAAGTCCTCGATGACCTTTGCTTTGCGCTCGGCGTAGCTGATGCGGTTGTAGGGGGAGCGGTAGGCATTGAGCAGCACGACGACCAGGGCGTAGTCTTTATGCCCCAGTACGGTAGCCATCTGCTCGAACTCGGGCAGGCTCCACCAGGATCGGTCGATCACGGGCATACCCTTGTCGTCAAAATCTATCAACCGTACCATCGTATTACCAGCAGCAACTAATTATCTTTGGATCAAGGTATTCATAACCGATCAAAGATAGAAAGTCAACTAATGTAAACCAATTATGCAGAATAAAAAAAAGGGACCCCGGCTGGGCAAGGTGCCGCGCATCAACCCCACCATGATCACCAGGGCGATAGGAGATCGCTGCGATCCGCCCGTTCCGTTCACCGTTGTGTATCAGGTGCTCATCGCCACGGGGCAGGAGATCGTCTTCCGGCTGCTGTCGGGGCAGGGGGTGGTGGTGATACCCGGCATGGCCCGCTTCAAGCTGAGCCGGCAGCGGGGCAACAAGGGGCTATACGTCTGGGCGATCAGCAGCTGGTTCGGCACGAAGGTCACCAACCTGTTAAACCAGTTTCTGCCCCCCACCAAAGAGGAGGGGGTCGCCTATCAGAAGCAGCAGTACGCCAAAGCCGTCGAGGCATTTACCCAACTCAAGCGTGAGCAATCAGAGAAACGTCCGAAGAAAGAAACGCTGGGGTGATGACGACTTTACGCTCAAGCCAGACGTGGTGCACCCCTGCCAGAAGAAGACTTACGACAGCCGCGAGGCTGCCCAGCGTCACCTTAAAAAGATACTGGGTAGCCGGGGTCGAAACAAAAAGCCCTGCCGGTCCTACCGCTGCGAGTGCTGCGGACGCTGGCACCTGACCAGCCAGCCCCATTAAAAAAGCCCCGTCATCACTGGCGGGGCTTTTCGTTTAATCTCTCTCCGGGGTGGGCAAGAGGCCCAGAGCCTGTCTGACTTTTTCTTCGGCAATGTCGCGCAAAAAGCCTTCTTCGGATAATAGCTTTCTGGCCGTCCTGGCAACCATCTCTTTAAAGTTCAACTCCCTGAGTATGTCCTCAACGGCACTTTGAAACACGCTGTCGATGGCCCAGTTCAGTGACCGCTCAAACTGGGACTCCTGGTTTTTGAACAACGGTCGCTGAAAGAACTCTTTGACCGATGTTTCCATGTCTTCCTTTCTGGCTGACACCGATGACAGGATCGCCTTGCTGACAATGTCTTTGACTGTGGCGGCAATCTCTTCGGGTTTTATAACAATGGCTTCCATTGATAGGGATTTAAAGTAAACTGCTCAACTCTTTAATCCGGGCTAGTACATCGGATGAAGTGTGCCCATCGTACTCTGGTGCCTTTTCCAGTGTCCTAGCAAACGAACACTCGTCCCACTTTGACATGGGCAGGTGGTAGGTCATCTGCTTGCCGGGTTCGGTCATCAGGCCCAGAAGAAACCAGCCATCCCATTCGGAGCTGTCCGAGTGTGCTTTGCTGCGCCAGACAATGTGCTCGTAGCAGTATTCATCCCGGTCTTTTACTGTCTGGGCGATCTCGCACAGGGCGATCCACAGGCAGATGCGATGCTCATAGAGTTCGCCAAAGGTGTGGTATCCGTCTGACACCTGGTTGGAATCTACGAGCTTTATCTGCTCGTTAATCTGTTCGACTGTTGGTTGCATAATTGCTGGTTTTATAAGCTAAGTTCTTTCTTTACGTCTTCCGAAGTGATTCTGGTTTCGTCAGAGGATAGCCGCTCAAGGGCCAGTAGTCCATCCTCCTCGTCTTCGCGCCGTCGTTCTGCCGGCGTGGGCATTGGCGGGACTTTAGGCTCGACGGGCTTGTTGGCCGGCGAGGCAAAGCCAATGCGACGGGCTTCTTTCTGAACGGATTTGAGCGGGGCGTTGGCGTAGAGCTCAGCCAGCGTAGCCTCTTCGCCCGTCTGGTCTATATTGAGTGACATACGGATGCGGTCTGACTTAGAGCGAGAGAGTTTACCGAAGGTGTACTGTGCGATCAGGCGACCGGGGCGCACATGGCTGGCTACAGTAGGCTTGATAAGTATCGTTTGATGCTATAGTAGAGTCTGACGACGGCGAACCACAAGTCCTTCCTGGCCTCTTCTTTGAGTGATTTGTTGAGCGCATCCTCCATGATGTTGTAGCGACCCGTGTGTTCAAGGCTCCGGTTAAACGATATTTCGTAGGTGTAGCATTTGCTTCCATCGTCGTAGACCTCACGACGAACGAACTTGGTTGATCTGATACGAAACTCTTCTTCTGGATTCATTGTGCTGGTTGATTTAAGTTGTCTGACTTCATTGATCGTGGACTTCGGACGAAGGCCCAATCGGTAATGGTGTTGTCGTTATAGGCCCAGCCGGTCTGGTTCCATGTTTCAAAATGAATCTTGTCGCACTTCTCCCGGTAGACCAGATAGCGTCCATACACGGTGGGTCGAACGTCAGGGTATGGGTTCCATATTAAGACTGTCTCCATCTGTGTGCGGGCTTGGTAGTATGTCGTTGATCAATTCAGCTACGGTTTTGTAGTTCGGCGTGGAGAAGTTGAGCCCACATCCGTTAACGTGATAGGCTTTTCGCACGTATTTGATGTGAACCGTTCCCTTGCCGGCTACCTCAACCCTTGCTGTCCATGCGCTGATCTGCTGGCCAAAGCTGACTTCCGCTTTTATCGCCAGCAACAGAGGCATATGTTTGTCGTCTGGATTGTCTGTATTCATGGCTTGTCTGGTTGTGCGTGAACGGCGAGCCCCTGTTGTATCCATCCGTTACAGTCTACGGATATGGAGCGTAGGTAGTCGATGAGGCTGGCCCATGCAAGAGGAGCGTGCAACTCGCAAAGCTGATCGCTGTATTCCATTGACGACATCTCCCCGTTTTGGAATATGAGGTACGACATTTTTCCCGTTCGCTTGCCATCCTGATATGGAAGCGTAATCTGAGTACAGTTTGCATCACGATCTACGGTTATGCTATTACCGAAAAAGACTACCCACTCCTCATCTGTCACCTCAAGCGGTGTGCGAAGTACGGGGCGGACTTGGTGGTGGCGGAACGTGTGATAATTAAATACCTTTGTCCTGACGTATGCGTCAATGGCACTCACGCAGACCAACGCGCCGACCTGATCATGGACGGGGCTATATGGCACGTCCATCTGCACTGTTTTGTCTATGAAAGCCCCCAGTTGCTGCGGGGTGAGTTGTTTGATTTCGCTCATTGTATGATTTGTTTATATCGGCACTGATTTTAACACGCGGGCTTTGAGTCGCAGTACTGAAACGGGCATCCGTCCAGCGAGTTGGACGCTGGCGATCCGGTAGCTACCTGACTTCTGGGCTGTAGCTTTTCATCCGCTTTAGGGGCCGTAGCGTTTATGGCTATTTTCAGGCGTTCGAACAAGTGTTCTTTTCTCTCAGACCACCGCCTTTCCTGAATATCAGCTGATACACGATCTCCTGTGCCTACCCAGTCAACCGGTAAATCACTTATCAATTCTTCTAATTCTTCTAATATAGACATCTCCTCTCCCCGCTTACCGCCCGGTCGGCGTTGGGTTTACTGCTTTACGAGTTTGGTTCTGTCGCCATTAAAGAAGGCGTCAACGTTGATAAAGTAGGTGTGATCGTAGCCCCGCTTTCGGGCGATGAGCTTATGACTCAACAGGTCGGCGATGCCTTTGTAGTAGGGCATCTTACTGCGCTGCCCGTTCTCACTGATGCCGTAGTCGAAGTGATCCAGAAAACTGTCCACGACGATAGTAACTTCATCCCCCCCCGGCTTTAGCTTCATCATCATATAGACGAGTACCTTTAGCCCTGGCACCGTCAGGTCGCCCACGCTGGTCAGGGACTCCTGGAATAGTTTGATAAAGGCTTTGGGGTCGGTGATGCGTGTGACGGATTCATCAGCCACCCGCATGGTAACGACTTCGCCCGTCTCTTGATTGATAAACACCCGCTCGTCTTTCTGCCGGATAAACCGCTTCGACTCCATACCCGATGGTGAGTAGGGGTTCTGGTCATAGGTAGAGAAGTCGGTAATCCCCACTGATTGCTTTTTCATTTCCCGATAGTCTGTCGCAGGCCGCCCTGCCACTATAGTATCATTATGAATACCTGTATCAAAATTAGATAATATCCATGAGTCAACCAAAGTCAACCCAAAAATATCCTTTAAATATTCAGATAGAATTAAAAACGTATTGATTAAGAATATGAATTAGTGCTAGTAATCAGAGAGTTGTGGCGATCTATTCTTAGTACTTATTAGGACGGGTTTATTTGTTTGATTTGACACCACCTGCTGCTGCTCTCAGAGGTAGACAGGGGGCGGAAGGTGTGCTGATGTCGCATATCGTAATTGTGAGTATAGCCCCCCAATCTTCGACCCCTGCGTTTCCCTGGGCAACCCACCCCCGGCTACCTGTGATTTCTGGCCCAGCCTTTTTGTACCCCATACCCCTATACATATCAGTATTCTGTCTATACGTGTCGGTATATACGCTATCTATTTCCCCAATTTTCTACCCGTACCAATCTGCTTACATATCGGAATAATACAATTACCCGTTTGTCTACGTTGGGTACAGTTTTAGTCCGGTATAGTGGACGAATAGTTTATCATGTGTTATGTAAGTGACTGATAATCAATTCCTTTTCCTTTCTCACCTCAACACACGCGCCCGCGTAGATGCGTACACACACGTATGCGGTTCCTATGTTCGGCGAAGTAGTGTCCCGACATGCTGTCAACTATTTTTAAGCGAGTAGTTGTTTTTTAAAATATTACTCGTATCTTTGTCATGTTCTCAATCGGCAACGACAACAGAACGGACCTGACCACCAACGGTCTGACAGTATCGGCCCTGATAGACCGAAACAAACGGAACGGGTGTGACATACTCGTCAGCCGGCTTACAGTCAACGGAACCCGCACTATAGCGGTAGTACTGATAGGTAGGAGTCTGACCAATCATATTGGTGCGAAATGGCTCTGAACGGTGTAGATGAACGATAGGCAAGTCGGAGTTAGCCGGAATAAAAAACAACAATACTTTTTACCAGACCAGCAACGGCCCGCCGTTATTCGGATTCGTTATCCGACTGGTCGCCATTGTCCCGTTGGGACTTTTGTTTTCAACTTTTATCAACCTTTAAATTATACGATCATGGAATTTTTCAATGGAGTACGTCAAAACGGCGAAGCCGTAGAAATCAAAGTGAATGGCGCAATGGGCGTAACCTTGTCTAACGGCTATTCACGGCCAAAAGACGCCGGACGCTGGATCAAGGCCAATGCCAGTCTGCCCAAGTATCTGCAACTTTTGTTGGCCCTAAAGTCTGAGCCGAAAGTCTCGTCTGAACTGGCCTTTAAAGCGGCTACCAAATCATTCCTGGCAGATGAGAAAAGCCATGCCATTACCCGGCTCGTGCCTGAGGGCGCGTATAATGCGGCTGCTACACTCGCAGCTATTGACCAGGCATACAACGAACTGGCTGACGCCCGTAAAGTAGTCCGTGAAAAAGCCGGTGAAGTAGCCGGCCTTGTAGCGTATCGGGCCAAAAATGAAAAGCCCGCCAAACCCGTTCGGGAAAAGAAAATGACCAAAACAGAAGCCATGTCTTTGGTTCGCACCGAGCTGGCAGCTGGTCGCGTTCCTGCTGAATCTATCCTCAAAATCGCCGGCCTGACACCAGTAGCAAAGTAGACCATCAACCTTTGTCAAATAACCATTAACGCTGCGCTATCGGCATAACGGGCAAGTTTATGGTGATTCTAACAATGACTTCGGCTGAATATGGTGAAGAAACTTTCGAGTACGATACTGTTGACGATGCAGTCAACGGCCAAATGAGAATTGAAGAAAAATCCAGAGAGCTAAATGACGGGATACTCAGGACTTTTAAAATAACGGATGAAGTTGAACACGAATACCAACAGTATAAAGACGAGGTTAAAGACCCGGTTGAGTTTGAGGAGTTCACAAAATACTATAACAACGGTGAGCTATTTCTCATATGGGAGTAGTCAACCTTTGTCAAATAGCCTGCCTGATGAGCTCTAGTGAGAGCGAAACGACCTTTCGGGGTCGTAGTAGGATACCTACACAACCAAAAACCATCTATAGCCATGCTATCCGTAGATGAGCGCGTTGAGAAAATCCGCGCAATCCTGGACGAACATTATGAAGAGTCCGATGAGCAACCCGTACAGGCAGGCACAGACCTGCTCACCGATCTGATGCACTTTTTGTGGCGTCAGGGTGCTTCGTTTACCGAAGTCAAAGAAATGGCCCTCTACAGCTTCAATGAAGAGAGAGACAATGACAAACTCAATGGGGTCAACTAATGTCAAAGGAACTGCATAAGCTCAAAAAGCAGTCAGAGCTGGTGCTGCGGATCGCCACCACCCTGATTGCGCTGGCCCTGCTGGCCGCTATCCTGCTCAGCCAATGAATAAGCCCTGCCTGCCGGCCAGTATCAACACCCTGACCGACGTACACCTGATGATCGTACACTTATACGACATCGACCGTGTTTGTTTTCACCCCGACGATTCCTTTAAGGACACCGTGAGGGAAAACCAGCCCTTCTATACGCCCGAGATGGCCGGCCGGCTCGACGCCCTGATGGAACAGGCGTTTGAGCTGTGCCAGAGCCGCCGGGTAGACCTCTACGGTATGTGCCTGCTCGAATGGAATCTACGCTTTCAAGAGTAACCCCATGAAAACCGAAATCACAATCAAACTCTGCATCGTCTTTGACGGCGACATCAACGGCTATCGACTGCAAATAGCCCGAAACATACTGGGCGTACTGGATACCGAAGAAAATAAGGCCGCCATTGAGACGGGACACACCCTGGTTTCGTCCATCCACGTAACCGAGTTAATCTCTGACAGAACCCTATCAACCCTTGATTAGCCATGAAAAAAGCCATCCTTATCACCCTGTCCATGATTGGGCTCGGTGTGGCCGTGTATCAACGTCCCAACGCCCTTAAAGTGTGGCACCACGGACAAACCGAAGTCGTCCGGTGGCCCAACGCCCATGCCTTCAATGAAGGCGACATTATCTATATCCCACTCGAAAACGGGATGTACTGGCACGCTACCGTAATAGAACCCGTATCCGTCGATCAGCACCCCATTGACGACGAACCCATTTACTTTCCAGAGCCATGACCAACACACAGGAAATACTGCAAGCCTACAAGGCTTGCGAAGCCGTCACCAATGAGATGCTTGAGAAATCACTTGGGACATTAGATAAAAGCAAATGGTGGTATCACCAGTACAAGGAAGATAGCGAGGGTGTGGTCCTGCCAGACTCGCCGGACGATATACTCTATAACGGGATGCGAGTCAATGCCCAACCCATCGTGCGTATATTCTTTGACGGAGAGGAATGGGTTGCCGCAGAAATAAACAACGACCTGATCTACGTTGACGACCTCGACCTGCCCACCAAATGCGCCCTGATTGACCATATCAATTACGGTGCCTTTGCTACGACCAAACCATAGTTCTGTCCACGCTCAATGCTATTCCGGATCGGAAATCATGGAGACGGTCAGTAAGCCAGCGGCCACACTGAAAAGGACTGAGTACAACACTATCCATGTGTCATAACTATCCTGCATCGTCCAGATGCGGTGCACCATATAGAACAGGTTGAATAAAAGTCCCCATACACCGACGCCGGATAGTAACGGCCCATAGGTAAAGCCGGACAAGGCATACGTAAACGCCATCTCAGATGCGCGGACGTAGTAACGCCACAAGAGCCGGTAAAAAAGCACCGCTGTAGCGAAAGCCAGCAACGTGTTATACGCAGCCACATATAGAAAACCAGCCACTAAAACCTCAAAGAATATAAAATCAATCACCCAGAAAGCCAGAACCAACAACAAAAGAGAAGCAGCGGATTGGAAAACAATCTTAGCGACGGAGGCAAGGTCATGCATTGCAGGATACGGTTGATAGCAGGAACCAAAAATCACCCAGCGGCCAGCCTATACCCATAGAATTTACTATACGGTCATAAAAAAGCCCCGACAACTGCGTGAGACCAGTCGCCGAGGCAAAACAGCATAAAATACTATGCTAAACAAACCTACCCAGAAACCAGCAGGTTTCCAACCCCCAAAAGCGAACACCACCGCTTTTGAGCCATCGGCATCCATGCCGAACACCCCAGCCGGCAACGCGCTGCTCAAACTGTTCCTTCTGGCGTCCGAGTCCGACGACTTTGGCTCAATCTCCAAACAGGAACGCCTTGAGCTATCAAAGCTAATCCGGAAAACCGCGTTGGCCGATTCGGCGCACCGGACGGAGCTGGACCGCACATCAAAGGCAACGCCACAGAGCGTCCCGCTTCGACGGCCCGGCCATGAAATACGCTATACCATGCGTGAATACCTGGAAATGGTAGGCAAGCACGATTGGTTAGACAAAGTCAAAGAACTCGGCAAGATCGCCACAGGCAGAACCAAAGTTGCCGGCGACTATAAACTCATGTACGTAGAAGATGCTACATGGGGCAAACTCGGCCTGTATCCCGAGCCGGTACTTGATGAAATGTATAACCAAATCCTGACCAAACCCAAGCCATGACCCTGTCTATCAATATCTCCGCCTTCCGTGGTAAAAAGCAGTACAGCGAAGCTGAAATGATACTGGCCGCCATGAGCCACTACCGCGACCACCTCATCGACCTGATGAGACAGAACCGCACCAATGCCGACTACATCAATGAACTCTTCGAGCAGCAGCAGCAACTCGGGGAGTCTATTGACAACCTGCACGAAACCGCTCTCGCCCTGCTTAACCAACCAGCAGACCTGTTTGCAGTTCAACACAACTAGTCACATGCCGGAGCATACGTATGCTCCGGCATCAACTTAAATCAACCCTATAATGATCACGACGAGCAAGTTCCACGCAGTAGCGCAACGCTACCCAAACCTCATCCGTCAGGCCATGTTCATCGGCAAGATGACCCACTCCGAAGCCGCATCCGTAGTCTGGGCGGTCAAAAACAAAATCGACTCCCCGATAGCAGCCGATAAGGTCAGGCTCTTCGGCGGTGCCTGTGAACTGATCCAGACCGTAGCCAGATACCGAAACGTATGAGCACACTCCGAAAGCGAAAGTTTACCTGGCTCAACGCCCTGACCGTCTTGATCATCTTAGCCTTCTGCTTAGCATGGCTGTTTCTGATCGGCGGTCAGTTTATGATTCACGTCTACCCATTTCTTCACCAGTAACCCCTACAGTCATGCGTACCATCGAAGTATCGGTATTTACCGTCAATGAGTTGAGCGAAGAGGCTAGAGAGCAAGCTCACATGGACTATATCAAAGACGGCGACAACTACGGTTGGCATAGTGAAAACAAAGAGTCCCTCGAAGCCTTTGCCAAACTCTTTCCCATTAAGATCAAACACTGGGAGTACGACGAAAATGGGGGAGAGGTACGATACGGGTTCCATGATGAATGGCACCACGATGTTGACGATGTGGCCCACCTGTCCGGTCCACGACTCGCCGCCTGGCTCTGGAATAACCTGCGCGGCGACATCTACAAAGGCCGCTGGTATTCCAAATCGTTCAACCGTAAGACCAACACCCTGACGCCGGGCGTTGGCCGCGTAGAACGCCGGTCGCGCATCACCTTGGAAACGGGGGGCGTCCTGACGGGCTATTGCATCGACGATTCCCTGCTTGAACCCATCTATGCCTACATGAAGAAGCCCGACCCGTCTGTCACATTGGAAGACCTGCTTGACACCTGCTTTGAGGAGTGGGCGAAAGACTGCGCTGCCGACCTTGAACATGCCAACAGTATGGAAGCCTTTATCGAAGCCTGCGAAGCCAATAACTACGAGTTTGAGGCCGATGGCACCATGATTTAATCCGTCAACCGCTACGGCCGGTACCGGCTCCCCGGACGGGCCGGAGCGGGACCGTCTTAATCAACCACCACTATGTTTAGTCAAATCTTTTTCTTTCAGGGCGAAAAAGCCCAGGTGCTTATCAACATCCGCAATGCCATCGGCAACGCCAAACTGCTGCCCATTCTCATCGAAACCTTCGATGTGCATGACGAGTACGAAACGTCCGACACGCTCGGTAACGGCACCGAAGACGACATATACCATGTGGGCAAGTACTACATGGCATATAACGAGGGCCGTCAATACATCTCGCTCACCAGAAAAGACAACTAGTATAACCCAAACCTGCCGGGGCATAGGTCAACCGGCGTCAACTATCATGTCTGCATACACAGGTGACGTTAACAGTATCATCAACCAAGACATCAAAAGTAAATTCGTTGGCCGTGAAGTATTCTGCAATGTGAATACAATGGTTGACTACATCCTCAAAAAGAGCCACGAAGATGGCGACGCGCCCTTCTCTTACGACGACATCGAAAACTTGATCGGTCCCGAGACGGTAGCCGATAATCAATTTCGCTATACCATTGATCTTGATGAGCGCGGTGAGTTCAAGGCGCACTTCGACCGCATTAACGAGGACGGCGAGGACGGCGATACCATCCTTGAGATAACCAACGAAGAGGCTGCTTTCCTCTCTGACGAGGGCGTTGACATTCGGGATGGCGAAGCCGTAGCCGAGTATTATTTCGACCTCAAGGGTGAGGTGTTCGGCATTAAAAGCTGGGGCAGCATCACCATCCTGGACGCGACCGACGAGGTCAACATGGAGGCCGGCGAAGAGTACGAGGTTTACGAGTGGTGGGCCGTCTCCGGCTGGCTGTATCGCAAGCTAAAAGCTGCCGGCTATCCCGTCCTTGATGGCGGCAGTGTCTACCTGTGGGGCCGCACGACAACGGGCCAGGCTATCTTGCTCGACTCGGCAATCAGTCAGATTTGTATTGAGATGGGTATTCTGGAAGGCCAGTCAAACCAGTGGACATAGTCAACCTATGGCAACTCGCAAACGCTACCACCTGACCGCGCTATCTCCCTCACCGGGGAACAGAAACCAAACCGACAACTGTTCCCCGGTGGTCAGCCGACACCCTATGCAAGCAACCGATACCGACCCCCTGCTGCTGCTGCTTGCCAGTAGACAGCTCAAGCTCAAGGTTCTGGGAGAGAACCTGCGCTACCCGACCCTGCTCAATAACGTGGTCAACGGCTATAAGAAGCCCGACAAATACAAGAAGTACATCCTCGACGGCCAGACGCGCCACACGCTGCTGGCCTTTCTTGCTGGCATCGTCGCCGAGTTCCGCGCTCTGGGCAAACCCAGCGATACGGTAGCCTACGCCGATGAGCTGCGCCACTTTCTGGACCGGCCCGAGATGTCGGTCAAGACCCTGCTGCATGACCAGCTGAGCCCCTACGAATGGGGGCAGTGGCAGACCTACCAGTATAACGACCGCCCGGCACCACCCTACGAGGTAGTGTGCAAAGTGCATACCATCCTGGATAAGTTCGTTCAATCACTCGAAACAATTACCAAACCATGAAATCAATAACCTACTACGAAGGACTGGACGACGAACAGCGAAAGGCCATGATCGCGGAAGCAACAACCAAGGGTGGTGGCTACCCTGGCTGGCGTCCGTACTGCGCCAAGTGTAGCACCATGCGACGAATGGACGAAGAAAGCTATGGCTAGTGCTGCTCCAACTGTGGTAACATGATAGGGTGGGACTTGACGAGGGTGCAGGAGTCGCCATTAAACCACCAACCATACTCTCATCTACCCCGAAAGGCTGCAAACACCTCGTCCATCGCGGCATCAATGTCCTGCTGGCGCAGGTCGTCCAGATAGTTCTCCGTCTGGGCGAAACGGGTATGGCCCAGTGCCCCCGCAATCTTGCGCTTATCAGCAACCGTCTCGTCGGCCAGCCGGGCGAACGTATGCCGGGCGACGTGCGTAGTCAGATGCACCGTGAAGCCACACGCTTTGGCGATGTCCTTCAAGTCCTTGTTCACCCTGGCACTGGCCGACTCCACCGCTTTGTTGAGAAACTTACGATGCTCATTGGCCGACCATGTCGGATCGGCCGTGAAGCGCACCAGCGGCAGCAGAAATGGATAGCCCGGCGTATGCCTGGCCCGGTAGGATTGCAGCAGGGTAGTGGCCTCGGCGTGGAGCCGGATGGTACGCACCGCCCCGGTCTTCTGCTCAACAAAGCCGACCACCGCCCGACCCTCGCCATCGACGTGGCTGATGTTCGACGCCTGCAGCTGCAGCACGTCGCTGATCCTGGCCCCGTAGAGATAGTACTGCAAGAGAAAACAGTCGCGGCTCACCGCCAGCCGGTCGGGCAGGGACGCATCCCGTAAGACATCCAGCTGCGCCCTGGTGAGCCGGGGCTTTCGGGTTCTTACCTCGGCTACCTTACTGTCCGGACATGGCCAGACGCTGATGACACCCCGGCGATGCGCTGAATGTAACAGGGTCTTGATGAAGTCGAACCGCTTGGCGATGGTGTTGGGGCTGTTGCCGCGCTCACTCACCTCCCAGCGTCGCCAGCCCGTCACGAAGCTGTCGTCTACCTCATCCAGCGGGATGTCCTGCCGGTTGATGCTGGCCAGGTACAGACCGATAACCGTCAGGTGCCCGTCGTATTTCTCGGCGGTGCGCAGCTGGCGGCCGTCGCGCCGGGCGTCGGTGTACTGCTTGCCCCAGGCCAGTAGACCCGGCACAGTAACAGGCTTGGGCTCTTCGATGGGGTCGCTGCCCACCGCCTGCCGCGCTGTGATGCCTGGAGTGGTACGGATCAGGTTCTCGGCGGTGCGCCGGGCCACGTCCAGCCGCTCGTTGATGAGCCGGTAGTCGGGATGCGTCGCCCGGACGCAGTGTTGCTTTTCGTTCCAGTGTTTGGGGTTGATGCGGTCGAGTACCCGAAAGGCTTTCTCGCCCGGCAGGATGACGCGCAGCATGATCGGCACGGTGCCATCTTTATAGGTCTTGTTGGGATGCTGCAGGATTTTAACGGAAGGCAT